AAATTGCAAAACGATATCGCGTGGTACTTGCTGTGCATGATGAGTGCGTCTTTCTGGTCCCGGATGAGGAAGTCGACGTAGCCTCAACATTCTGTCTGGATATCTTCCGTACCGCACCCGACTGGGCAGGCACCATACCACTAGATGGCGAATTAGCCATCGCTGATTACTACTCTAAATAGGAGGATTTATGACAATACGAACCAATGATCTTATACAAGTTCTCTCTGGAGACTTCTTAACCGACCGCTACCCAGCAGACTGGGAAACGATGGAGGACTTCGAGCTAGATGAATTTATTAATGAACATGTTTGGGAGCCCTTCGAGCAATATTCTAGTAGCGAAGTAGCTTCATTAATAGCCAGCGCCGCATCCTCAGTCGTTGCGTACCTAACAGCACATGGCGTTGAAGTACGCGACTTTTGAGTAGGAGAACAAGAATGACACCAGTAACCATTGAGATATTAAAAGAAGAAATAGAAGTACTTCAAAACGCCTTGGAATTTCACCAAGATATCGTGAATGACTACGATGACTGGGGTGGCGACGAAGCAGAAGCCATCGAGTCTCAATCACACGTTATAGAACTGACTGCAGAGCTCCATAAATCACGAAGTGATTTACAAGATATGCTAGCTAAATCAACACATTAGGAGTAGAATAGTCTACTCGAGATAAGGAGATTTCGTATGGAAGCAATAACAATAGCAACACCCTCACTCGGCGCTCAGATTGACGCGCTACACACAGTACGAGATGCCATGCGGGCACTCAATAATGACCTCAAAATACTACAAGAAGAGAAGACAGTTTTAGAAGCTGGCTTACTTGCAACTATGGATGCTCAAGGAATTGAGCAGTCACGTGGCGCGTCTGCGACCGCGACAGTCTCAAAGACAACTGTACCCAATGTCAATGACTGGGAAGCATTCTATAACTTCATCAAAGTTAATGATGCTTTTTATCTCTTAGATCGACGCGCTAGTGCTCCAAGCTATCGCGAGCTTTTAGAATCAAGAGACGGCGTGCCCGTTCCAGGCGTCGAGCCGTTCGAAAGAACAACAATATCACTTCGCACTCGTTAACAAACTACTCAGGAGGAAGCCACATGGCATCCACAGAACTATCCCTTGCTCAATCTATGCAAGACATCTCAGCATCCGTCCAATCCGAATATAAGGACATTATGGATGGCATCCAAGCTAAACTCAGCGCACCTTCAGGTAACACTATCCGGCTTACTCAAAATAAGAAATTTGTGCTACCCGATGGAGTCGAAAGCAATGGGCCCCTTGATGTCGTCATCGTGGGTTTTACATCTCGTAACGTCTACTACTCGGGCCAATTTAACCCTAACAACATTACGCCTCCAGATTGCTTTGCAGAAGGTGATAACCCGTCGTTAATGGCACCCTCTGACAAAGCTGAAATGAAACAAGCTGAAGACTGTAACGAATGTCCAATGAATCAGTTTGGCTCTAACGGTAATGGTAAAGCGTGTCAGAACCAGCGCATCATCGCCGTATTACCTGTCGGTAAACCTGACGCAGAAATCATGACTATCCGCGTTTCGCCGTCTGCTATTAAAGGTTTTGATAATTACGTATCAGGACTTAATACCAAGTACAAAGTGCCACCGTTTGCTGTAGTAACACAAGTTACATTTGACCCGTCTACCACCTATGCAAAATTGATGTTTGGTAATCCTATCCCTAACCCAGAGTTCAAAGCGTTTGCTGATAGAGCGGTAGAAACACCGCAGCATCTAGCCGCTAACTTCGTCCCTGCAGCCGCAGCAACACTAGGCCCAGCAGGTGGTGCTGTTCGTGGTAAAGGTCGTCGCTAATGGCTAAAAAGAAATCAAGAATCTTCGAACGTAAGCCTTTACCAATAAACAAAGATAAGACGTAGCGGCGAGTTATCGTCCTCCAACCTGCCGCCGGACAGGTGCTACACCTCCGGCACTTATTCTATAAGGAAATAGACATGAAAGATTTAATCGAACGAGTAAAACTACTCGAGCACACTGTCACGCGCCTTGCCGCACTTCTTGAGAAAGCAACCCTAGATAAGCACGAGCTGGAAGCAACCCTAACACGCAAAGTATTAGAGGAGATGACCCGTGTACCTAGAACCTAAGCTACTCTACAGACGTAATGCGGCAGGTGGCGGTCAGATGTGGTCCATAGAAGTTCACGATTGGGACCTCCACATTAAGCATGGAACCATTGATGACAATAATAATCACGGAAAACTACAGCTCCAAGTCGAAGAAGTCCCTGTCGGCAAGGCTGGGCGGACCCGGGTTGAGCAAGTCCAATCCCGCGTCGCCTCCCGGACCAACAAACAGCGCGATAAAGGCTACGTTGATAGCCTATCGGATGCTGTTAAAGGGACCAATGGAGCCGGCTTTATTAAGCCCATGCTTGCGACACCTTTTAAAGAAGTGCCTGAGACCGACTTAAACAAAGTATATGTTCAGATGAAATACGACGGCTTACGCTGCCTAGTCACTAAGAAAAACGGAGTACTGCATGCGTATAGTCGTAACGGTAAACCAATCAACTCTGTTGACCATATACTCAGCGAGCTACAAGACCGCCTCGATGAAGATGCTACGCTCGACGGTGAGCTGTATGCGCATGGGCTTACTCTACAGACTATCAATTCCCTCGTACGGGGCTCTACGAAAGATACTACCCAGATAAGGTACATGGTCTATGACACTATCAGCGACGATCCGTACACGCTTAGGATGGCCAAAATCAGGTCCACACTTAAAGGATGCAGCGCTTCGTCCTTGGTTCCTACATCGACGTTATCGTCGGATCTCGATAAAGCATTACAGGGAGCACTAGATGACGGCTTCGAAGGACTCATTCTCCGTACGTTGGACACCGGATACGAAGCCGGCAAGCGTTCTAAAAGCCTCATTAAGGTTAAGCGATTCCTTGATGACGAGTTTATCGCGTTTGACATACACAGTTCCGTCGATGGCCACGGGATTGTCTCGCTCTTTTCAAAAAATGGATCCCCTTTCACAGTTTCTGCACCAGGTACTGCGGCAGAAAGGGCGAAATGCCTTATACATAAAAACGAATACATCGGTAAAGCATTAACCGTTAAATACGCCAATCTGACACCAGATGGCATCCCGTTCCACCCTGTTGCAGTCGCATGGAGAGATGCAGCAGATTAGTTTCATGCCGAGCTTAGCGTGCTCCTTGCCCTACCGTCGTCTAGGGTAACTAAGTTGACGACCTAATGAATCTAGCATTGTTGGTGTTTTAGAACTTTTGATCCAGAGGTCTAGATAGGATCCCCCAGTAGCAGGTGGGTAACAGCTTCAGTACATGAGCGTTTTTCCAATCCTTTGCGTGGTATGTGCCGACTAGTCGCCGTTAGCGACCCTTTATTTACTTCAAGGAAGAAGTTATGAAAACGATAGTCCACGTGAATCAACACGTCATCAAAACTAACAGAGCCCTTGGATCACAAGCGCCTGTACTCACATGCAAGACCTACAAATCAAACGCATACGCTAGCGAAGTCGCCATCTTAGACAAAGACGGTGAAGAAGTCGGACGCTTTATATACAGTCCTGACAAGCCCCTCTCTTGCGGCGCGCACGTATGGTTTGAAACACAGAACGAAATCAAAGTCCTCAGCTAGTGGCTCAAAAGCCTGAGGCCGTGTACCGCAACTCGGTACATAAGCACCTCAACAAATCACACGTTTATTACGCGCCTATGGGAGGAAGCTATGTCGCTGGTATTCCGGACATGTACTACGAAGGATCTCTCGGCTGCTTGTGGGTGGAGTGGAAAAATTTTCAAGCCCTTCCATATACTATCGACCTTACCAAACTTTCGTCTAGATCAAAGTTATCTGCTCTCCAACAACAGTGGCTCACTCGGGCTCACAAGCATTCGGTTAAGACGGCAGTTATCTGTGGCTCACCGCTTGGTGGTGTCATCTACGAAGGATTAAATTGGCAACACCCGCTAACTCAAGATGAGTTTTTAGCTAAATCATTACCAAGGAAGGAAATAGCACTATGGCTAACCAATCAAGTTTCAGACGAATAGAATTCGGCAGCTACCAGCTTTCAAAAGGGGGCAGCTCAGAAATATACACCAAAGGTGTAGAACTCCATGTAACTGCGGACGCAATCCGTATACATCCTATAACGCTACACGCTAGCAAGGCGTCAAAATCATGCTACATTTCTATCCCCAACAACTACGAGGATATACAAAGCCTCATCAAGCTCCTGGAGGAATCATGATTTCCTCCATGAAAGAAGCCACTGAGATATGTGGAACCTTAGGTAAAACCTCTAAGATGCCGGGTTACTCATTGAGTCTCCCAGCATCAGCGTGTAAGACAGGCCAAAAACTAATGGCCATTGAAGGGAGTGTATGCAGTGACTGCTATGCGTGCAAAGGTCGTTATAAATTCAAGAACGTACAAGACGCAATGGCGCGTCGTCTTCAAGGGCTTACCCATCCTGCTTGGACGGCCGCCGTCACGTATCTTGTCACAAACTCGGTTACTATCGGCGTACCTTACTTCCGATTTTTTGATTCGGGAGATTTACAATCCGAATCGCACTTAATGAAAATATTCGCTGTATGTAACAACGTACCAAGCGTTAGTTTCTGGTTGCCTACCCGCGAGCACGCTATTGTTAAGAACGTACTACGTAGATTCCCTGTACCGAAAAATCTTACAATTCGTGCGAGCTCTGCTATGATTGACGGTGTATCCCCTACCTATAGCCCTAACACTGCTGCTGTAGTTACTAGCGAAGCAACGTGCCCAGCTCCGAAACAAGGTGGGGAATGCGCAAATTGTAGAGCATGCTGGGATAAAAATGTAGCCCACGTTTCGTATAAGCTACATTGAAAGAAAGAGGATCATAGTCATGCTTGTGTTAACGCGCAAAGAAGGCGAAGTAATTTTAGTAGGAGATAATATAAGGATAACGTTAGTGAGGTCTACTAACGGACAAGCAAAGATAGGAATCGATGCTCCAGATACCGTAACAATACTCAGGGACGAGCTAACTCATGAATCTACTAAAGATAACGACGGTCGCGGAAACATTTGATTGCTCCCCGCGTCATATAAGAAGACTAATCAACAAGGGTGAGATCAAGGTGGTCTCACTCGGCCCTTCACCTAAGAGCGACAGGATTGAGCGCCTCGAACTGGAGCGTTATATCGAAAGGAATCGAGCCACACGCGCAAACCCCTCATGCCACTCCAACTTCGCAACAAAACGTACTATGTCCGCGTCAGACGCAACGGCCAAGAAATTAAACGCGCTATTGGCAACAAAAAGCCAACGCAAAAAGGGCTTAGAGAATACGAGGACCTATTGCTAGCCGAACTTACTGCCTTACCTTCACTATCTTTTTCGCTTTTTGATGCTTTTACTAAGTATATAGACGGGCGGGCCACTGAAGTAGAACACTTCGACAAGCTTATGAGTACTATTCGCACTATAATGCCTTACGTCCAGACGGCGGCTATCACCGATGTAGTCTCTGTTGGGGAAAGTATAATAGAAGCGGGGAAGAAGCGAGGCTTAGCTAACGCGACTATCAACAAACAACTTGGCGTACTTAGACGCGTAGCCAATTTGGCCTTTAAGTGGGGGTGGATAGATGTACAACTCGGCGCTAAGATTGATAAGCTCCCTGCCTCACTAGGTAGAGAAAACTTTCTATCTCTCGCTGAAGTCGACCAACTTGCATTAGCAGAACCTGTTATATCAGATACCGTCCTGTTTCTGACATTCACCGGTATGCGATGTGGGGAAGCGTTCAAGTTAGTAGCCGCCGATCGTATCGACGCCACCCATATACTAATACCTAAAGAAATAACCAAGACTAAATCACCTAGACTATTACCTATCCCCGCTAGAATCCAGCACGTTGCTATACCCTTAACACTATCTCGTAATGTACTGAGTAATAAATTTATCTTAGCCCGCGAAGCAATAGGTCGACCAGAAGTAACGCTTCATGATTTACGTCATACGTATGCGTCGTGGATGGCCAATGCTGGCGTGGAGTTTCAAACCTTGCAAAAGCTACTAGGCCACAAATCTCCTAGCATGACAAATCGCTACTCTCATCTGATGGATTCCACCTTTGAAGCCGCAGTTGCGAAGATGGAAACTTTTCACAAAGCGGGAACAAAAGCGGGAACAGATGAAGATGGATCGGCTTGAAAGGTATGCCCACGGCGCGATTCGAACGCGCGACCTTCCCCTTAGGAGGGCGGTTTAGGGGCTATACACCACGTAATAATGCGGCTTTACAGCCTGTTTTATCGGTCTATGTTCCCGTTATCGGACCCAAAGCGGGAACAAAAGCGGGAACAACTGATTAAGGATTCAAGGATGAATAAAGGACAAACAAAGAAACACAGTATTTTAGAAGCGCTTACGCAAACGGCTATCGGATTCTCAGTGGGGTTAGCCTCGCAGCTTATCTTCTTTCCGATGTTTGATATTGATATATCGCTCCATCAGAATTTGCAGATCTCTGCTATATTCACAGTGATATCGATAGCTCGCGGGTATATACTACGTCGGGGCTTTAACGCTTGGATGGTTAAGCAGATTAATAAACTAGACTAAGGTTCTTCAGCCCATTCTCTAAGGAGTCGCTTATCAATATTGCAAGAATCAAGATAGCCCCGCAAGTCGAGCGCATACTCCGCAAGGTCGCGGTAAGATTCCCCCTCGAATGGCGGCTTGAGGCAGTCCTGCAGCAAGTCCTGAGGAGGAAGTAGCTTTATGGTTTCAACACGTACTGCTCTATCGCAAGAGCTTAAGGACAGCATCAGGAACACGCCGATCAAGGCAACCGTCATCGGGCGTTTCCCTGAGATCCGCCTTGAGCTTATTTCGTTCATGCATAACCGCCTTGGTATCGTTTTGCTTCCTTATGACGAGCTTAGCGTTGGCAACAAGCTGGTTCTGCACTATTTCAAGAGTACGCGCTAGAGCTGCTACATTTTGCTCTGCGATGACAGCCTTGGTGTACTGCTGCTTCGCTACCAAGCCCAGCGCTATGGCGCTACTTAGTGTTAGTGCAAAGCCCACTGCAGCTGCTTTACCAAACAACGAATTCACTTCGGCCCTGAGCTTGTGTAGAGACCGAATACTGCAGCACTTATCCCAACAACTGTCGATACGAACGCAGCTTGCGTTGACGTGGGGAGTGCTAGCGCCATAAACCAGAATGACACTTCATAGAGTAACCACGAGTACCCGAGGATTAATATCCTGGGCACTACGCGGTATTTGTTAAGTAGTTCGTGGAGAGGCATGGCTATAATCTAAAACCACCCCTAGATGGGGCACCAAAAGAATCCAAATACTGGGACAATGACCTTAATCCGTTATTAAGACTTAGCATATTTCTGTCTTTCCGTAGCCCTATAGTATTGTTATTCAATTGTCCTGCCGTTAGGTCTGCAGCCGTAATACCACTATTAGGTCTTGCTACCATCAAGTTATTAACTCGGTCATTAGTATTCTGAGTCACCAGCTGCTCACGTTTTTGCTGCTGCATATCAGCAACTCGCTGATTACCCGCTACTTGCTGCTCAACGAAAGCTTCGGGGGTTTGTACTGTTTCTCCTTGGCTGACATCACTCATCCCACCCGCTACTTGCTGTTGCAAATTGGTAAAGGAGGGTACGCCATTCTGCATTGTGCTAGTAATAGGAGCAGAACCTGGGGCTTGCGAAGCGTTGAGGCCTGTAAGATCCATGCGGTTATTACCACGCTTTTGGATATTGGCATTACCTTGCGCTACGAATGAGTTCGTTATCCCTCGGCTAGCACCAAGATTAAGACCGCTTTGACCACCCTGCGGTCTAGGCCCTAAAGAGCCAGACGTCGTCTGGTTGCCGTACGCATTAATAGCCATTCTATGTAATCTCCATATTAAACTCGTCCACTCCTGTGGTCAGCCCTGCGAACTTTTGGATCGCTAGCCTAGAACTTGTTACTGCCCATTTATTATACGCTACACCGAGGTATAGTCCTAAACCTATGCAACCATGGAGATCGTCTTTAACATTAGCGACATGGAATAGAATATGCGTTCGGCCTGGCACATCCATCACTTCGAATGTATCCCCGAACTTGGGGCTTTGCACACGCTTGCACACGTACTTCCCTGGAGGGATACAAGAAACGAAAGGCTTATTACATTCCCAGGGTCGTTCTACGGTATATAGTGTTCTACCCTCGATAGTGAACTCACCGAAAGTACCGACTTCGCTATGCGAAGCAAATCGTTTTAATTGCACATCCATGTGCTTTCTCCTGTTTTAAGTAACGATTACTGCTACCCACAATACACCAATACCACCATCACGCCTTTTATGGAGGCGTAGGGAGCTGGGCTAATATTTCTGCAAACGTAGGCACTGGATCCCCCACAACATGGGCGTTTAATATAGACTGACCAGCTACCCAAACATTGCCTCTCCATAGTACATAGCTCTCCCCTTCTACTTGAAATGGGTTAACACTACCAGCATAAGAACAAGCAGATAAAATATTGTCGTACCCATTAGCCACAGCCGTATCATCTAAGTAGCTCTGAATAGCCGCAGTAAGTCTTGCCACCTCTACAGCTTCTTTAGCTACTACAGCTTCATCATAAGCCTCTTGGTTGCTCACTGCCCAAGCTAGGTCATAAGATAGAACACCACCACCTATCCATAGGTCTGGCGCATCAGCAGCCACTACTTCATGGGTAGTATCTTTAATATCCAAGGCTTTAGTTCTGCCCACCACCATTCTAGAAGCATCAATATCAATAGGCTCGAAGTCTGGGAACATGTAGATAGCTTTTTTAGAAGTTATTTCTCTTACAATTTGCATGGTAGTTATAACCTATCTATGTAAAGTTCAGTTGCTGAAAGTGCCTTACCAACGTACACACCCGCTAGACTATTCTCTGTCAGCGTACCAGTACCCGTCACGTAGTAGTCAGAGCCTATGGTTAAGTCTGTTTGATTTGCGTCAATGAAACCTTTAACACCCACTGATACTGTTTGGGCATCGGTTGCTGAGGCTTGGGCAATACCAATAGTGTTTGAGTTGTTTGAGGTGTCAGTTTGGTAAACTATTGCTGTGCCGAAACTAGAGTTGTCTACGTCAGCATAAGCTATAATATTTTTAGTAGTATCCCGTGATATAGAATAATAACTTGATGAGGCACTTGCAAACACTGTGGCAGTACCAAAACTTATTGAATTTCCAGAAATCGCACCAGTAACTAGTGTGCCAAAACCCCCATTAATCTCGTCCCTGTAGGTTATTAGTATTTTGCCAGCGGTTGTGTCATAGATTGTGTCTAGATGAGATATATTCACACTGGCGAAAACCACCGCCGTGCCAAAACTAATTGTAGTACCAGAAACTGTACCTACAATAGCTTTTCCGTAATCTACAGTAGCATCATCATCCCTGTAAGATATGGCTATTTTATTATTAGTCAGGTCGTGCATTGCGCTTGTGAGGGATGTAGCCGCACTGGAGAAAACCACTGGTGTACCAAAACTTATAGCAGTACCAGAAACAGTACCTACTACTGCGGTACCATAGCTAGAGTTACCTAGGTCTTGGTAAGTTATAACAACTTTGTTATTAGTTGAGTCATAGACTGCTGAGGTATAGGTAGCGGAAGCTCCAAACACCACGGCAGTACCGAAACTGATGGAGGTCCCAGAAACTGTTCCTACTATAGCAGTACCTTTGCCAGTATTGCCATTATCTCTATAAGCAATGACTACTTTATTGTTGGTGTTGTCGAAAGCTGTTGAGATGTAGGGAGCACTGGCACTTTCAAACACAGCCGCAGTACCAAAACTTATAGAGGTTCCAGAAACAGTACCAACAATGGCTGTACCAAAGCTAGAGTTACCAACATTTTGATAAGCTATAACAACTTTGTTATTAAGGCTATCATAAACTAATGTTATAGAGCCTTGAGTACTAGTATTGAATACTACTGCTGTACCAAAAGTTATACTAGTGCCACTTACTGTACCTACAATGGCTGTACCATAGTTAGAGTTACCTAGGTCTTGGTAAGCTATAACCACTTTGTCATTTAGGGTATCAAAGGCGGATGAAATATTACCACTGGAACCAGCACTCTCAAACACAGTAGCAGTACCAATGGCTTCACCACCACCAGTCTGACCCACCACACTTACTGTCCCGTCACCGTTCAAAGCAACAGCCAAACCAGCCGAAGCTATAGTACCAGTAGCAACGAAGTCTTTAGAACTACCACCACCTGTTGCGCCCCCACCTACGCTTCCCCATGAAGTACCGTTGTAACCTTCAAAGGCTGATAGTGTCCCGTTGTATCTGAAGTAACCTGCTGAGGGTGAACCATCACGTTGAGCTGTAGTTCCTGAAGGCAAACCTATTGAGCCTGTCTCGCTTGTTATTAGCCCTGATAGGTCTGCTAAGTCTCTTGCCTTACTCATTAGGCTACTCCAATTTCTTGCTGTGCTATGAAGTCCTTACGGTTCTGAATAACTTCAGGAGTCCAAGTGAGATTAGCTAAGTCAACAATACGCTGATTAGTTACATCACCTAAGCCACGAGCAGGGTCTAATACGTTACGATGGAAGGTTGAGGTTAATTCAACGCCATCCTCTAATATTGAAGTCTTTTCCTGTATCTGAATTTGACCATCTGCTAAGACTGTCATTTGAGATATTTCTACTTGTTTTGTAATTGCCATGATTTTATACCTTGTACGTTATTGAGAAAAAGAGCTTTGAGCCTGCTGCAACATCACTAGGTATTAGGGGTGTTGTTCCAGCTGTTGAGTCAAATAATTTTATTGATATAGTTGTCGTATTGCCAACACCTCGCCCCATTAATGCAAATGTGCCTGACAGGGTTAACGATGTCCCTTCAACGGGGCAAACTACAAAGCTAACAGCTGTGCCCATCGTAAACGGCAACCCCCCAAAGAATAGCGCTCCTGCCATGCCAGATGTAGTGTTTATCTCTATGTATGCGTTGCAAGTCACGATGTCACCGCATTTAGTGTAATCGCCCTCCTGAGTAGTATAAGTATTCGTTCCCGCCGTGGAGATGCCGTAAAGTGTAGGAGTAAAAGTTCCCTCCTCGTAGTCGTCAAGGGTAGTAGCGTCTGCACTTGCATTTTGGGTTACTGGGAATTGAAGTTGTCCCTGAGTTACCTTTATAGAACCCGCCCGTGATACCCTGAGTATCTCAGTGTTTAACGTATTATCATCATTTAACGCCCTAACTAGTAAGTCTGACGTTGTTCCAGTTAGTGCCCATTTTTTAGCATCTACAGCTTGGTCAGTTTCTTCTAAAATTATCTGTGGTGCTGTTGTTGATATAAACTGAGCCGCTGTAAACGAATTAGGTAAGGCAAGCGCCGCCTTCTCAGTATCTAACTCATCTATAGCGGCTTGTACGTTTGTTGCTATTATGTTTCCTGTTGGCACGTTCACCACATTAGTGGCTGTCAATGCAGTAGAGGACAAGAAGTTAAATGAGACCATAGCTATCTCGTCATTCAGGTCTGCACCCACTGTTAGCGTGACGGTATTCGCTACATTATCTAAAGTGTAATCCACTGCGGGTAATAATTTAGCACCGTTTAGAAACACTAGTATTGACGCGTCAGTATCGTAGAGCAGTACAACACCATTATCATCAGCACCACTAAATAGGGTCTGACTTGCTGTTGCTGTGTAAACTAATTCCTGTGTGATTGTATCTAATACAGATGCTGAAGCACCGATCTCAACAATAGCGTCCGAGCCGTCGTTTTTCTTTGTATATAACCTACCGTCATACGTGTTTAACGCTAGCTCACCTAAATCTAAGTCAGCAACTAACGGAGCTTTCGAGGCGACCGCGCTACGTTTTAACTTTAATGTATTAGCCATATGGCTTCTCCTTAGTGCTTATATAAGCAGAGATTAGGTTTCTTAGAATGTACCGCCATCAATAACCCAAGCATTCAGCCTGAGGGGTGTAACGATACGTAGGTCATCTGAGCCTGCATCGACTTCAACTTGCGTAGCTAATTCAGCAATACCTGCTACTGTTTGCGTAGCTTGAACTTCATCACCAGAGTTAGTACCAGACGTATTACCAAGTTTGGTAACCGAGGCATCTGTTAATGCGTTAGTGTCAGCATTAGATTCATACTGCGTTTTGATGCTAGCAGGTGTTAAGTTAGCCTGAACAATAGTCCAGTCAGTTTCTGCTGCAGCATTGTCAACCTGAGAAATCAGCGTGTCACCTATCTCTACATCTGCTGTAAAGAAGGTACCTGCTACCGTTACGGTGTAGGTATCACCGGTAACCGTCGCTATTGGCGTGCTATCTAAGTTTGGAGTATCGGTTGACGCGTTGTAGTCGCCTTTGTACGCCATACCTGAAGTTACAGCTCCAGCAACCTGGGCGGTCACGTAGGCTTTTACAGATTGCTGAGTCGGTACTTTAGATGCCGAATCCGTAGCAAAGCTATCTTCATCGATTACAAAACCTACTGCAGCAGAGGATGTGTCGCTGTTCATCACAGCACCAGCAGCGTCGACCGAGGCCGCGTCTGTTACGTCAGCGCCTGCTTCAATACCGTTTAATTTAGCTACGTATTTCCAACCGCCGACTACTTCTTGCGACGCACCAGCAATACCGATGAATAGTTCACCGTCGCCTGTACCTGTACTTTCTGAATAAGCTAACTCACCTTGTGTGAGCCCCGTAGGAGCAGCAGAAGTACTACTGCGTTTGATCCGTATTGTATTTGCCATTATTAATTCCCTTAGAAATAGCCGCCATTAGTATCTAAGCCACCATTATCAGCAGCTAGCTCTGTCTTATAAACTATCGGTTCCCATATACCGGATGTATACACGGAGAGAACCTGTGTACTTGTTTGAAGCCATAGTTGTCCATTGTCTGCACCTGCCGGAGCGCTCTCACTGTCGATGACTTGCCCAGATCCATTATTACCCGCTGCACCAGCTGGACCTTGAATACCGAGCGTAACTATGTCTACCGACTTAGTCCCAGGCGATACCGTGGTTGTGTTGTTCCGTATCGTTACTGTAGTAGTCATTTGAACGCGTTGAAATCGAAGAGGCTAAGGAGCTTGGATTTGACATGCTCACCGAAGCTACCTGCTGTAACGTGATCCGAGGTGTTGGCGTCCCATACTGCGGTAGCGTTTTGTGCATCTGTTGGAATAGATAGAAGTTTAGCGTTCTCTGCTTCACTAAGCCCGCTGCCTGTAGAGATAACGATTACTTCTACTTGCGGTGGAATGTAGGCAATATCGACTGACGTTGCTAATGCAAGACTAGCTTTATCAAATACCGCAATACCTTCCTGTCCATCATCTGTAATTATTGTTCCGTTTATGGTCAGTACATGTGACGTATCAAACGGCACTATTCTTGTCCCACTTAGCAACACTGCATATCTTTCGGTGAACTTACCACCGCCTTTGCTTACGTTACCTTCTGCGTTCATAAACACATCGTAAATACGTAAGCCTTCATCTGTTCTTCTTAGCGTTCTCATCTCTTTGTAAATGTCGATTGGGTTTACAGTAGCCCCGACCGTGTCTGCGTGTAGGTATATTCTGCGGTTAGCGCCATCTATAGAAGCTATCAGCGTCATACATGTAACCTCCCGTTGCTATCCAATGTGGCATCATGTTCAATCGCCACCCATTTCAAGGCTACCGTTGCAATCATTGCGTAAAGTTCCATACCGTCGATCATTCCATCAGCAGCATAGTCATTGACAGGTTGCTTGTAGATGTCGCTCAATCTTCGGTATATTCTGTCGAAGCCACCGATAACCTGGATTTCTTTCCCCAAGTCATCGGTTATTACTTTCTCGACATGAATACTTATAAATGGCTCACCTACAGGTATAACATCAATACTAATTGTTCTAATTCGTAGGTAAGCCATAGCAGCTCCTATACGTTATTTTCTGCGGCTGGTGCGCATGTGAACGCTACGGTTGTTTGTTGCGTTATGCTGTAAAGCGTTTTAGCTTGGGTAGCCCCGCCATCACCTTCACATAAGAATACGCAATCTTTATCAGTCTCAGCAGTACCGCCGACCGTATCACCCGTATAATCGAACGGGAAGATGATCTTGTTATTACCATTGGCTGAAGAAGAAAGACCTTTAACTGCCACTGATGAAGAGTTTTCAACTGTAACTGCGCCAGCGGTGTTGTAAGCTGCAGCAAAGAAACTATGATACCAAGAGTTAACATCGCCTTTAGCAGTTGAACCGATATCCGCTTCTACTGAAACAGAGAATGAGTAAGCCTTGACAGTACCGCCATCATCGGTAAATACAACTCGTTGCTGATCGGCTGTTGGAATGTTCGTGATGTACATTCCTTCAGTAGTTGGATCAACACCAGATTTAGTTACGATTTGACCTTGAGCATTGTATGAATACCAAGTTTCAATGTCTTTACCTAAGCTACCTGTAGTTACACCAAGACCATCTGCTTCATCTGGTTGTGTTGCGAAAGCATCTAACCATGCTACACACTGGTTTAATGTAGCTGAGTTTGAGTTGATTAGTTCCCATGAGAACAATCTACTACCTGTTTCATCAGAGAACTCAGCAGACTTAGCAGAAGGCGCGGCAATGTTGTTTAATTCCATCGTCGCCCATACACCAGTGGGGGTCGTGTAAACATCTGCAAGAGGATGAGTAGTTGTGTTAGTTGTTAAATGCACAGACTCGTTCAATGCGAAACCTGTTGAGTAACCACCTAATTCTGTGATACCCAAATCGGTAGTAGTTGCTTTTCTATCGTAGTTGTTTCCGTATGTACGGACAGACACGGCTTCATAGGTACGACTATCGAAAGACCCGTTAGACACATCACCGAATACTTGAACCGCTTCATCTATCTGACCAACTTTAGCGAAATCCGTTGCTGTACCCTGAATGGCTAATTGATAGTAAGGTTGTGATCCAGCTTCGATGTTGGATAAACCTTTGTTACCGAAGTAGATCCGTGTAGCTACCGCGCTTGCATCAAGCTCGTTCCAGCCGGAGCCGCGAATACCCGCTCTATCAGCATCAGTCGATGGTGTTTTAGCATTAACAAAGTTATATGCACCACCGAACTTAAAGGTACCTGAAGTCCAACGATCATACTGACGAAGCACTTCATCTGAAGCACGTTCCTGATTTTCAAAAGCGTAGATAGCCTCGAATTTCAAGCCATCTGCACGAATCAATGGATTTGGATCTGACGCACCACCACCGACGCTGGTTAAATCAACCGTTGCCAATTCATCTGCGTAGATAAATTCAATCAGGTCATTCGCTTTGTCGAAGTAGATGTTGCCATCTGGTGTTCCGGCTCGCGAGTCTGTTGATTGGACGAGTGTTGTATTGTAGTTGGATAAATCTATAAGTGCCATGTGGCTACTCCTCTGGTAATAAGTTTTCTAAAATAGTTGCGAGTCGTACATTTTCAATACCCAACTCATTGTTCACGCCTGCCAACTCGTCTATCTGAGCCTTTAAATATTCGTTCTGCTTTTCTTTTTGAAAATTAATTCCTGCATTGAAAGCAATAAGTTCGTACTTCTTTGCGAAGTTAAGAATATTGAACATAAGCGCATCGTTAATTACAGGAGGGAAACTATGAATAGCCTCGCCTGTCACGTTCTTTCTTACAGTCCAATCGCTCTTAACTGCACCATTCGTGTTCTGTGTAACGTGCGATGTTTGTAAGTCAATCAATTCAGGTTGCTCTGCCATTAGTTATTAATGTCCTTTTTTAAATTTATGATGACGTTTTGATCGCCAGCGGTTGCGGAGTAGTAAGTCACAGACTCTTCAAAGTCATTAGCTTTAGGTAATATCTGAATCGCATAGTTGGTACCATTGACAAAATCGTAAGCATAAGATTGAGATGCGTTTGTTGCGTTTTCATCCCCTTGAACTTCGTTAGCACCCGCCAAACTTCCTGTGTTGGTTACTTCATAGATGCGGTATTCGTAGTTCGTAATTGCGGGATTTAACGTGTAACCCAACGTAGACTTGTCTACCGAAACAATGAAACTTCCCAATCCTGAGTTAAATATTGTCGGAGTGGTTGCGCCAGCGACTACGTTGATGGTTAACGTAGCAGCGACTAGCATATTTATACGAATCGTTTCGTTACCTGTACTTCCGTTTATGCCTGCATAACCACTGTCATTACTGTTCCATGTGTAGGTTTCGTCTGTTCCTGTAGAGATGTTTAACTCTACTGCGTGACCGGTGCCTGTAGACTCAAATGTAGAAAACTTTATAAAATCCAAATCGGAAACAATAACTGCCGCAGAAGCAGGTGAGTTTCTAACCGTAGTTTTATTCAACTCGCCTGTTAGCGTGATAGCGCCGCAACCATTGAATGTACAAGAAGCCATAGTGTTAGCGATAGCCGCTGTACCACCTGAAGTGAATACAACACCTGATATTGCTTGACCTAACTTGGTAGCTACCGTTGCGTAGTTGGAAACTGCACCGCCTGACATTGTGAAAGCAGTAGCCGCTGTCGTATCAAAGTTGTAGTCAACTAAGCCGGATGCCGATATAGATGAGTTTGTTAGTGTTGCTGTGCCTGTAACATCGAAGCCATACGTGTAAGCACCACCTAGCGTGTCAGAGAATACTAGCGTTTCACCGCTGGAAGTCATAGCTGTACCGTCGAATGAAACACTACCTTGCGTAAACACGATACCTTCCTCTATTCGCATTACACCAATAGCGGCTGTATCATCTTGTACTGTTGCCTCTGTGAATAACGCGTTTGAATCAGTTGTACCATTAAAAGATAATCCAGCGCCTACTTCCATAGCATCGACAACAAAGTTATCAAAACGTGTAGTATTACCACCTACGTCAGTAACAAATCCTATTTCGGTGATATCGCCTAATGTAGCATTTGTACCACTATTACCGCTCGGTGTAGATGCTGTGTTTACTGCCCATTTTATGAAACCACCTGAGTATGTGTCTGACCCTGCTACGTTCCAATAAGAGGTGTTTGCGCCATCGCCTAGCGCGATTTGCATACCACCGTTAGCTTTCAGTAATGCAGAACCAGCAGCTAAGAAAGCCGCCCAGATGTAGGCGTTGCCTAGAGGGACTTTTGTTAACCCAGTACCTGTGCCGCCTGACGTAAAGTCATAGCCTAGTGCGTTTGTATAGTAAATCTTTACTCGTTGCTTGTTAGTACGAGAGGCTCTTGCATCAGTACCCTCAGCCACTAAATCGATTGTACCTACTGAATTTAGAAGACCAGCACCACCACCAGAACCCGAGATTGTTAATGCCGCCCAACCTGTAGCGGTATCAGCATTGTCTACTCTAGTAGCTTTGTATGTGCCGCCTGTATTTATCGTTACTGGCATTAGTTACGCTCTATCAACCTGTCAAGCTTGTCGTTCATACGATTGAAATTAGAACTCATGCTCTCCATGGCTTTGATGCTACGTTCTTCGCTGTTGTTCATCATATTCGTGACGTTATCGATCTTGAGCTCATTAGCACTGATACGCTTATCTAACGTCGCAGCCCACGAAAACATGCTTGTAGCAAAAAGAGCCGTAATAATCAGATGGCCTACATTCAGACGTTTGTCCAAGTGCCAATGACTAGATAGCCCGTCTTCATCGCGATGATTGAGATGCTCATGCATAAGATATTCCTACTCGGTTATCCCAGACGTTATCAGCATTATCGTTGCCATCAGCTAGGGTTTCGGTGAACACGCCGGCCGGCGCTTCAATCCCACGTAAAATCATCCATGATGATGACGCGGTGTTATTAGAATCGCTCCAGCCTTTGTAGTAGGTGTTTCCAACTTGAGCGTACTCGCGGTAGGCGTATTCAGTAGCTACGCCGCCCGTTCCTGTTCCTGCTGGGCCTTGTACACCTACCGTTACGATGTTTACTTTCTGAACGATGGGAGTAACAGACATAGCTGTAGTAGAAGCTGTAACAGATATATTTGAATTTACGAGGGATACGGTGTTTTCGACAGGCGCTAAAGCTACTGTATGTTCCTTTGGAACAACAGTGATGCTAGTTTGTAACGCTGAAGAAGAGATAGCCATTATCTGGTTATCTCGGTATCTATTTTGACATTGCCTTTAAGCAGGCGGGTAACCACACCAGCAGCAGAAACCATTTCGAGATCGTAGTTACCAGCAGTCCACGAGATAGCAGCGGTGTCAGTAGCAGAAATGAACAGGCGAACTTCGCCAGGGGCTGTACCAAGAATCAAACCACCGTTTTCTGTAGTTAGTTCTAGTAAGGTAGATGCAGCATCTATTGAGTCACGGATGTGTAGTCGAGCTGTGTAGTTTTCAAGTCCTGCAACAGGTGAGTTAGACTCATCACTCCATGTAAGAGGCACGTCAAACGTAGCACCCTGTTCGATGACTACATTAAGTTTGCCCGCTACCGCTTTGATTGTATCTATCGCCATCCTTGGCTCCAGTATGCTGTACTATTTTATTGATGTGACTCAACCATTGATCTAGAGAAGCCACGCTTTTCATCTTGTTACACGTGCCGCAAGCTGGTGTTATATTACCTGCTCGGTATGCGTCGCTGCTGTCGATCCGGTCTATACCTATACCATCTATTTTATCATTACAGTAGGCACAATGCGAGTTCCACAGCTTGACAAAGTCCCCAATGGTCAGATCCCACTTTATATCTCGACTGCGCGCACTAGACCTGTACTCGGCAAAGCGGATCGTTATGTTACTAGAGCGTTCAGCCTTAGAGCAGCACGCCGTGCATATTTCATATTTAGTAGACTTTGGCATTACTAGAGCGCATTTCTTACAGCGAACTAAATGCGGAGACTTAATATTCAGCCGCCTAGCCCGCACACTATTTTCCGTACGATGTGGGAGTACTAGCTCAGCTATGTCGGTATTAGAATAGAAGCGGTGTTCTCGAATTAACTCTTCTTCCCACTCCTGCCACTCCACCCCTAGAGATCCGGCATTATTTGCTGGACAGGCATTGCCTTATTAAAGTCCGGATCTAAGAACTGTTCTATTGTAGGGCCGAGTAGTGATTTACCTGGGATACTACCGTACTGGTAATCTTTATACATATCGTACGCGGTCATACCTGGAACGCCTGGAAGACCGGCTCTGAATATACCGTTTACCGTGTAGTCGTATACGCCCCAGTTAGCTTTTCGTGCGTCTTCTTCGCCGCCATTCATCACCATATCTTTTAAGAAGTCAGCGGCTACCATCACAGGTACGATCATCATGAGATTAGCCACCGATGCTGTGTTACCGTTTTTAGCCTCGTGCCATGCACGTTTGAGAATACGATCATGGAATGAATACATGAATGATTTTAAATGGAACGCTAGCATCCAATGAGGATCTGAAGCCCACAGTGGACGTTGTGACGGATTAGGTCGTAGGATTGATTCATCCACGAATCTAACTATCGCGCTGCGTACTCTGTCGTCTCGTTGCATCTCCTCGTACGATGCTTTCTTCCGCTCGCCCCGAGTAAGTAGTTGCAAGCTACCATCTTTGGCAAGCTTGATATCAGCTGGCGCTACATTCAACTCTTCAAAGTATCTAGCAGAATGCTTATTAGGGTTGTTTTTGTGACGCGCCAGGAACTTAAGGGCTGATGACGTCGCCATTACCCGCGTCATCCGAGTCCAGGCTTGTAGACCGGTTAGTTTGAAGAAACCCTCATTGATTTTACGAGCTGTACCTCCTAGATACACGCCCCCGTATTCCCAACCGAGTGCTTCGTTCACCACGTTGTAATCGATGATACCTAGTGATTCCGCTATCTCATGAATCATAGTAGGTTCTGCACTTATCATGCTTTTGATTCCTGACTTGAAGCCTTGCCATGCAAGGCCAAGGTCACCAGATCTTACAGCGATACCCATCGGATCTATCAATGAAGAGAAGGTAGCACCTACTAATAGGCGTACATTCTGGTACACCATCATAGTACCCATACCTTTTTGAAGGTTGGTATTGATAGCTTTACCAGCAGCAGGAAGTGCTAGCCCTGTTTTATTAGATAACCACAAGGCGGTCTTACGACCATGCACACCCATCGTGGCATTAACGTAATCTGTTGCTAGCTCAATATCAGCTTCCGTAGCACCTTCTTTCTTCGCTTTAGCAAGCATAGCCGGTAACCACTGCGCGTCGTTATTCTCATTACCGAAGCGTGTTGTGTACTCTGCTTTCTTAACTGCTAGTCCGATATAGCTATTAAGTACTAACCCGAGATCGTCTGACATAAGGCTCGCCACGAATGCTTTATCTTTCGTACTACCCTCAGTACGAATGAAGTCAATTAACCGGCGATTCATAAATCGATTAACTGGCGTCGCATCTACTGGATTAGGATCATTCTCAATATTACCACCGAAAGCAGGCGTGTCAGCATAACCGTCATTCGCTACGATTCCCTCTACTATCTGGTCAGCAAATTTCTCAGGCGTAAGAGGCTTCACAGACTTAACGTCTGGGTATTTAGCAAAGATCCGCTCAGACCTAGCTTTGTTAACAATGTCTAGCTCTTTTTTTAGTGCTGCTGCAAACTTAGGCTGTAGTATCACAGTCCTTAGCTCTGCGGCATTAGCACCATCCATCTTGTCGATGTCAAATACCCACGGGAAGTATTGCTCGCCTCGATCACCTAACTCCACGCCTTTACCTACCATGTAGTCCCGAACCTCACGCATTATCTGGAATACACGTTTAGCGGTCCGCTGTATATCCGCTGGCGCGTTAGACAAGGTGTCTGGGTTATGTAGTACTTTAAGAACGGCTGCGCCGTGCGCTTGATCTTTATTATTAAAGATACGACGTACTTGAGCATCGAACCCACCACGTTTCATCGCTTTATCTTGATCCATCGTGTTAGCAACGTTACGTCTACCTGCTTTCACATGAAGCATGTCCGCTATTGCATTCAACGTTGGGATCTTAGTTGCTCTCAAACGTTCGTCGGAGATGAAGAAAGCACGCTTAGCCTTCCCAAGGATACCTTGAGCAGCACGTTCTTGTTTAGCGATCGCTGCGTCTACCCCTTCAAACTCTAAGGAACTCATAGCAGGTGTTTCTCTATTAAACTTCTCTCTAAGTATGCTGTCTACCACCTCGAAGCTTTTTAGATTATCGCGTTCTTTATTCTGCTTAAGTGCCGCGCCGTGCTTTCCATCCATCATAGCCTTATGAGCAGCATCTAGTATTGACTCAAAGCCCTTTTGTAGAGACTCGAAACTAGCTTGTAGTGTAGGGCCGACTTTGAGCTTACCCGCCTGCCACATTTGAAAAGCAAGCTCAGGCGTCACATCGCCTAGTTTAGAGACTTGGTTCTTGATAGCTGGACTATTCATAGCTTGGTCAATAGCCGCGCGTGTTTTCTTGTTCACGTACTGCAGCGAGCTACCGATACCATGCCGAGATAGTTCTCCGAGCTTACGCTCGATGTTAGCTCGAGCCGCCGCATACAGTGCGAAAGCATTCTCTTTTGTCACTTCAAATACAGTGTCAGCGTCCATGTTTTTTAGCGCTGCTTCTAAGCCTTGAAGCTTTTCAGAGAATACTGAAGTGAAATCAGCAGTACTAGAAACAAGGCTTTCCGTCATGCCATAGATATTAAATCCAGGAACGCCGAGTCTTGCTGCTAGCTTTTTAAACATTTGAACAGCCGCATGGAAGAACTTCTCGACCTCTGTACGAGGTGTCGCTGTTTTATCCATCACCCATTTAGATACGTTATCCGCGAAGTATTCTTCAAAATCTAATAGGTATTTACGCGAGGCTTCTGGAAGGTCTGCAACATTCAAACCATCAAGCCCATTGACAGCGGCAAGTAACGACGCATGTGCTGTCTTTTTAGACCTAAGAAGTGCACCGGCAGTGCTACGTCCATGCTTAGCAGACCACGCTTTAAAGTCATTCATGATAGCTGTAGCATCTAGCTTGGAAGCGCTAAGGGCTAGGCTACGGAATACAACATGGCCAAACTCATGGGCAATGATCTCGTTACGGAGCTTACCTGTTAGACCTGGGTGGATAAACACACGGATCTTACCATTGGTTACGCTGGTTACGAATCCGTGCAACGTGCCGTTCTGCATCTTGGCTAAGTAGTCAGTAAAGCCGTTTTGCTTAGCATAAGCCATCGCCTGCTCAACAGACATAGCTTCAACTACTGTATCGAGATTCAAGTTTTTAGCTAAGGTAGTGAGCGCTGTCTGTAGCTTATTTATTTTAGCTTTTGTATTAAGGTTCTTTAGCTGCTCAATAGTATTCGACGCTATTGCTTTGACCGCTTCGATAGAGGCAGACTGGGCTGGGGATTCTTTCGATGTGTAGCCGGCTCTAGCAGGCGCTTCCATCGCTGCTAATGCAGCTGCTGCGTGAGCGCGTTCACTTTCGATTATCTTAAAGAGCCCTGTGCCTTTAGCTTTCGCCGCGCGCGCAGTCTGTGTCTTAACTAACCGAACTAACCCACCGTCATCGCCCGCCTTTACTAGCGCAGCCACTTTTGCTTTAAACATGCTATTAACTTTATAACGGTCCAAAGCTTCCTCAGGCTGAACGTCGTCCTCTACTTTCCTAGCCTTCGCTAAATTAGCAGCTTTACTAGCAGCGGCAGTCTCGCCTTGTGCTTTTAGTCTCTCGTTATAAGCCTTGTCCTTCGCAGAGAGCGTTTTAGGCGCGTTGCCTTTAGCCACTGAGCGCTCAGTTTGCTCCGCTTTTAGCTGCTGTGCTGGCGTCTGAGGAGGGGTGGCTTTTCTTCTCGCGGCCACACTCTCTGGACTAAGATCAAGTTTACCCCTAGTTGACACTAAACGGGTTGCTTCGCGAGATGCATCTGCTGCTGCGTTAAGCTGCTCTAACTGCTCTTTGTTCTTAACTACATTAGTGGTGCCTTTATCAACCGCATTAAATAGAGGTTTGTTATACGCCTTGGTGAACTTATTCTGAAGGTTCTCAAGAGTCTGTACTTTAGTGGTTAAAGCTTTTATTTCTGTATAGCGCTGAGCGTTCTTATTAGCTGGTAAGGCTTCGTTTTTTTCTTCGAGCTTTCGAATTTTAGCTTTTAGAAACCGTAGTTCGCGTTTGTGCTTAGGAGACACCTGCTCTAAGCTGGCTTCTATTTTAGCCATCGCGTCTTTTCTTGATATAGGGCCTGTGTTGCCATGCACTTTTTTAAACATGGCGACAGCGTCAGCAGCAAAACCAGCTGGCACTGCAAGCATTTTCTTCCTCAAATCGAGGAGCTGAAACAAACGTTTAGAAGCCTTATTCTGCTTAAAAGGATCAGGAACATCCTCGAGAATGTCAATACTAGCTCTTCGTAGGTCTATCAGATCAGTGGCGCTCTGTTTGTATTTAGTTAGCACTTCACTAGCAGACATTTTTCTTATATCGGATAGCTCTTTCTTGATATTGGCTATAGCTACGGCAGACGCAGAGTATATAGGATCAGTCTCTTCGTGCTCGAACACGTTGGCCATATCTTCAGCCTGGGTTGGCGGAACACTGTAACCGTTAATTACTATCGGATTACGGCTTTTGATCTTAACATCTTGGTTATTATGCTCTAACCCCTCGCCTTGGATACCGTCAGGTTTGTTTCTAAGGGGCGTGTCTATAGCTTTTCTTTGCGAAGCAACGCGTATCTCTTCCTTGGATTTCTTAGGTCTTGCTGCCCGCTCTTTTGCCGCTTTGGCCGTTGCCGCTATACGCTTTTCTTGGTCAACTAGAAGAGAGCCTGTATCCGCGTTGGCTATCGCTGCTTGTGACTTAGCAGACTTTACACCGGCAACAGCTGTCTCATTCTGCGTAATCAACCGATCCATAACTTTACTTGAAGGGCGCTTCCCTAATTCCATACCTAGGGCTTTGTCTAATGCTTCGCGCGCTTCAATAGCCTTCTCTTCTGCAAACTGTAGTTTCACCAACGCTTGAGTGTACCCGTCAGACTCAAACAGCTCAGCGTAAGTTATATTCACGCCTTTGCCTCGATGATGGACAACAGTCGTCGGGCTAATGCTAGGTATCTTATAGCCTTGGTTTAAAAGCGTAGATAACCCTGTAAGTAGTGATACTTTCGTTTTATCGTATATATTTTTAGAGTCAAAACTAGACTCGTTCTGCATCATGCGGCGGACTAGCGCTGGCAAATAAAGGTTGAGCGTACTACCATCCTTATCCTGCACGTGAACCGATCTAGAGTTAGCCGTGTCGGTAGTAGCTGGCTTCAGGATAGCCTCTTTATCTAGGCTTGCATCTATCTCTCTGCTACGTTGCTCTAACGTTTTTGTACTGTAGTCCTTAAGCTTAAGCGCGCCTACTTCGTTTTTAAGCTGGTCTAATTGTTTTACGATGTCTCCCTGGTTTTCTCCGGCAGAACTGTATGCAGCATTCAGAAATCCAGCAAGGCTATCCTTAGCGGCGACTTCGTCGGCTGCGGCTTTTTTTTCATTTCCAAGATCGGTTATTGCAAACGACGTGCGTCTTTTAGCTCGTAGCTTCCTAGGATCAGGCGTAGCCCTAAGGTCTTCGCCTGTTAGGTCGTCTTGCTGTATCGGTGTCATAGCAGCAGGTATCTTGCCTGCTGACCGTAACATGTAAGTGCTCTGTAACCACGCGACTGGGTCGGCGGTTTCTACTCTACTCTGCTTGGCAAAGGAGGCGGCGATGCTTTGGATCTTACCTTGCAGCTGCTCACCTGAAAAACCCTGCGCTTGTAGCTCGAGTGTAGTAGCCTCAAGGCCATTTAACACGTTGTAGTCTATATCTGGATTTTGCTTACGTGCAGTACTTATAGCCGTCGTTAGAGATTTTTGGTCTTTTATAGGTAGACCCACGCTGCTTAGTACGTTCTTAGCCTCATGAGTTGTAACCTCTGGGACAGCGAAATTTATGTTCATCGCGTCGGCTACTGCTGCTTCATCTACTACTTCGTCTTGCAGGTCAATGTCTTTTACACGCTGCTCATCCTTAGCGTACGCTGATTTTAACTCTTCGCCGAATCCGCCGACGTACTCCTCTGACTCTGCTACCGAGTCATCTAGCTCTGCTTCATTAGGATCCTGCTTACTCGGTTTCGGCGAAGTGCGTACAGCTGTAGCCGCCTTAATTCTACGGAAGAGATCATCGTATACGTGAGGTTCAACCTCCCCCGTATACTTGCTACTTACTTCTACTATCGATTGATCGAGGTCGCCTCTAGTTATAAAACCTTGACTGTAATCCTCTATAGCTTGTGACAGTTCGACATTGATATCTGATTTAGCATCATCAGGGGTAAGTGAAGCTGCTGGAGATTCTCGGTTATACTCGTCAGGCGTTACTACAAATGGGTTTTCGGAAGGAGCTTCGGTAGAGCGGCGAGAAAAAGCACCGCCTGCGCCGCCCATAACACCACCACCTAGTGCACCTAATGCACCAGCTTCAACTAAGCGTCGAGTATTAGCATCTCTATTCTCAGGAGCAAGTGCGTCGTAGTTAGGATCAGCAAAGTCTCTAGCACCTAATGCGATAGACTCTTGGATAACTTCTGTTCCACCTTCAACAGCACTAGTCAATGCTGCTTTTTGTCCTATGTTAGATAGCCTTGTTCTACCACCTGTTTTACGTAGCAGGGATAAAGGACTTAATAAATCTATGCCACCTGCGGCAATACCAGCACCAAGCGCTGTACCAGGCGCTTCAATCCCACTTTCTTGTTCAATCTCTTTGAATATACCACCGGCCTGCATACCAGCATTAGGTATAGTTGCACCGACGCCAGCGCCTATTGCTAAGCCTCGTGATCTATTAGTTTGGGCAAAACCTCTACCGATTGCGCCACCCATGACGCCACCTGCTAACATCGTAGCCGCAGTAGGTACGAGCGAGCCTAAGCCGCCGAGGGCCCAATCCATTACGTCAGTTAGGTTATTGACATCGTAGATACTTTCTACGCGACCAGCTAGCTCAGGTGCGGCGGCTTCTTGATTGTTTCTGTCGTAGCCTTGATCACCGAATTGCTGGAGCTGTTCGTTACCTATCATGCTTCCAGCTAGGGAGGCGGCTCCATAGAGGTCAGCTTGCAATCCGTTACCGGCTCGCTGCACGCCTTTTTGGAACTCGTTAAGTGTTGGCCCTGCTGCATCCTCGCCGGCAGGCTGTAACCCATTTGGGTTAGAGTAATGTACTTGACGTAGTCCTTGCGCCATTTGAGACCGTCCTTGGTTTCTGTGTGCTTTGGTGGCTACCCACTAAGGGGCAGCCTTTAGAGTTAGCTACTGTCTAAGTGAGTTAAAACCCAACTGCCTACCTACATCGTATTCCTCAGGTGTCGTTTGGTCTTCATAGATGCGAGCACCTTTTCCATTAGTGAGGTTGTTCCCAAAAAACGCGTTTGGTCCCCACCATTGACGCCAGCTATCGTCTTCTCTAAGGCCTTTGTGAGAGTCCGGTCCTGCAGGTAAAGAGTCAGCACTCCCATTCCCGAATAGGCCACTGGTCCAATCTATAAGGTTACCTGAGTTTTGCATTACGCGGTTAAGTGAATGCCTACTATTACTAACATCCGCTGGCGTTTGTATTCCGGCTTCTAAATTCGCCGAAGTCGCAATCGCGTTTTGTTGTCGGCCTTCAGGCGTTCGCTGTCTTTCCGAGGTCTCATCAGAGCGTTTTATACTCTCCGCATCAGATTTCTGCTGTGCCTCGAACCCATACCGCGCCATCTCCATCTGCTGTTTCTGAGCAGCCGTTGCCGCGACTGATGCAGCGATAGACTTAGACGTGTTGTTGGTTTCGATACCTTGCAGTGCGTTTATTTGCTGCTGCGTAACGTTGTTCTTCTGTTTGTCACCTATGTTGCCTGAGCGCATAGTCTTAGCAAGCTTCATTATCTGTGCTTGCTCTGGGCTCATTCCTGTACGACCTGTGGCTACGCTTCTGCGTCCGTCTTGCATAGCGAGCTTAGATTCATAGTTCTGGCGGTTCTGCTCAGTAACGGCATCGATGCCTGCGACGTTAGAATCGATCTGCTGTTGTAATTCAGGTGTACGACCATACGGGTTAGATGCGCCTGGGCCAGTCGGGACAGCGTAGCCGCCAGAACCTTCGCCGTTAGATACCATATTAAAGTTAGGATTAGATGCTTCAGCTGACGAAGGTAAAGGTGTGCCATCAGCCCCGTTCATGTTGCCAGCTAAAATAGCTTCTGCGTTCGAACCAGGTTGTTGCCCTTCCGCAGGAGCCTGGTCACCACCACCAAACGTTGGAAGGTTCGCGCCTGGAGCGCCACTCATATCTTGTTGGGCTTGCTGTAAACCAGAAATACCAGCGATGTACTGCTCTTTGGTTATCGCACCATCGCCGAACTGTTGTTTCAAGCCTGATAAAGAGTCACGGAGTCCGCCAAGTTGCTCGTTATAGTCACTTAACCCTGTAACAGCTGACACGCCATCAACTATGTCTTCGCCATAGTTATCGTATATCTTATCGCCTAAGTACTCTCCGGCTTTGTACGCTCCGTATTGTAGTGCGGCCGCGCCGCCAAATCTAGCGGTACCTAACCCAGCCCGTCCTACTGCATTGACGTACTTGCCGCCAGGAACTCTAGCTACTTGTTTACCAGCACTATCTAATAGGCCCGCTATTTTTCCTGGGGGCTTAGTTGTTTTAGCCTGTTTTTTAGCCTCTTTCGCAGCTTGCTTTTTATCCTTCGCTATCTTCTTTTCTTCAGCGTCAAAAACAGCTTTAGCTTTCGGGTTGTCGGCAGTATTGATCCCTTTTACTGTCTCAGTAGGGTTTATCGCTTTGTTTGGGTTACCCTCGGCATTAAAAGAAGCCCTGCGTGTGACTCGCTCATTTGCTGCTTTTTTATCCTGTGCTGTTTTTACTACGCCCCGTAGAGCGGCGGTAGTTCCCTGACCCGCATCTTTAAGGACGCCTAAGCCTTTCTCTACTACAGGTTTGGCGAGATTGTACCCACCCTTAACTCTCTCGACTCCTTTCTCTACTACAGGTTTGGCGTTCTCCAGCGTCTGTTTCGCGGCTTTAATACCTTGATTGATATAAGGCGTAGCGGTCTTGATAGCTTTCTTAACCTGTAAATCAGCTTTAGCTGTTGCGTCTTTGACGTCGAGCACTGTACCTTTTGACAGGTTATCCATCTGCCCTTGCAACGTAATAGAGGCTTTGCCAAGACTCCTCATAGAAGCTTCCGCCGCCTTTCTGGCTTGGCCTTTCAAGTCTTTGCTGTCTAGTCTTTCACGCAGTTTACCCATAGCCTCGACGAGCGACTGTCTACTTCTTTCTAGTGAAATATCCATTTTTTATCCTGTGCTCTCAAGAGCTGCTGTAGTTATAGTGTTAGTCGCGCTAGCTGCTGAGCTAGCTAAGCCTGCCATAGCATTCGCTACGCCAACTGCTGTTGAGCCACCGGAAGCGATGCCTCGTTGCGCTATCTCTCTAATACCTATTTCTGATTGTAGTGTTGCGCTAAGACTTGCTTTAGCGGCATCTAGATCCAGAGCGCTATGTTTGTATTTAGCATTGAAGGTGTCTAACGTTATTGCTTGGTACGCTTTGTAGGCTTCTATCCGAGCGCGATAAGCTTCGCTATCAGCACCGAATGTTGTTTTCGCAGCGTCTAGTTCTGCGCCGTAGGCGGATAGTTCAGCGCGATACTCATCTATGATGTTTTTGTTATGGTCAGAGATGGCTCGTGAATGTGCTATCTCTACGTCTGCTATAGACTTAGCAGCGTTTACTTCTTGAGCGTAAGCTTGGACTTGTGTTGAGTAGGCTCTGACTTTAGCTTCGTCCCCTCCGATAGCGGCGGTATAGACGTCAAACTCGGCTTTCTTAGCTCCGACTTGGGCAACGTAGGCTCTGACTTGCTCTCCATAGATTTCAACCTTTAGTTTCTCTAAGTTAGCTGCTGTAGACACACCTTGTAACTCGGCTACGTAGTTATCTATCTTGGTAGATTCCGCTTTGATTAAAGCGCTGTAGACATCAACGTCGATCTTCTCAATGTTCTTACTAAGTTCTGCTGCACGTATTTCCGCCTCAAAGATAGTGATGTCAGCTAGTGCTGCTTTTAACTGCGACTCATAGATCTGTGTTTGGATCCCCGCCAACTGCAACTCTGCTTTATAGCGTTCTAATCTAGCGTTGTACTCAGTGACTAGGGATTCAGCTAGCTGCTTACTGTATTGCAGGGATTGGCCATTGATCTGAACTAACTGCTGTGCGTATTGCACAGCTGTACCAAGTAAACCCATATGTAATGTAGAGCTTAGGTTCATAATAAACTGTGCGTGCTCTTGCTCTAGCTTGGCTCTAGCGATAGCTGTTTCAGCAGCTGTACTCGCTAAGTTTTTAGCAGTAGCTTGTTGGATCTGATTAAGCCCAGCTGATATAGCGGATGGAGGAAGTTGGTATCCTCGCTTAGACATGCCTTCAAGGAGATCTTCACTAGCACGTTGTGCTTCTGCTTCTGTACGATCGCGGGCTCTGTCGTATATTTGTTGTTCTATAACGTCGGACATTGCTGTACCGCCGTTCATACCTGCGGCTATCTTAGCTTCAAGCTGTGACATCGCAGTTGAGTATTCAGGAGCGTATTTGCTCATCCACCCATTAACTACGTCGTCAAGAAATGCGCGCATTTGCGGAACTGCGTTGTCATATGTAGAGCGAGTTAGTGCTAGTACATCGCCTATTTCACCAGGATCAGTAGCATCAGTATCAACAGGTACGAAGTCAGGGATAGTTATATCCGGAGCATTTGGGATATTAACTTCTGATATGACAGGTGTAGCCGGTATGTTTAAGTCAGGAGCGGCAGGAATATCTAGCTCAGTATCTACCGTAGGCGCAGTTTCGCTAAAGGGCGATACATCAAAAACAGGGGTAGCTTGACTAAATAAACTCGACGTGTCTAGTGTGGCTGGCGCACTAGAAAACGTAGGTATAGTGGGGATGTAGAGCGATTCTAGGTCAGTCAGCGACGCGTTATTAGTTGGCGCATTATAGACAGCCGAGAACACAGGTGGTGGCGCAACAGCCCCAGGTATTGGCGTACTATTTGTGAATGAAAGGTTCGCCTCGATAGCATAAGGTATATAACCACCTTGTGCTCGACTTGCAGCACTAAGTGCTTGTGCTACCGCTGAGGCTGCATACGTCTGCTGGTTGGCTATTATGCTGTTGATCTGATCAGTAATCGCCATCCTTGGCTCCTAGTGTTTCATATTCTCTAATTATAACACGTAGAGATCGTGGGTAATATAGCCATCGGCCTTACTGTATCCCGTTTCCATAGCAATAGAGGGTGTAGGTGTTTGCACGATATTCGCATTACCGCCATTCTCCCTTCCGCCCCAAGTGCTAAGGTCCTCACTAGCGTCGGCCGTAAGGTTGTACACATCTTCGTGATTAGTTAGGGGAAGGGCCCCACCTACTACTACATCTAGCGCATACGTGGCATAATTATAAAACGGGTCAGCATAGTTAGTGTATTCCCCCGTGTTTAAATCAGGGTTAACACTTATAGCCGCCCCAGTATGATAAAACATCATCGTGTACCACTCGAACTGGTTATTATTCTCTGGTAGTAACGGGGATAGAATATTAGTAGGTGGCGTCGCGAATCCTGCAGCAGTCACCTCATAAGAGACGTGTACATTAGGGGACAAACTAAAGTTCCACATAAACGTACTAAGCGCATTATCTCCTGAAGCCGCATCATAGTTCCTTGCAGCTAAGACCGCTAAGCCGAACCGGAGGTCTAAGCCTCGAACCATCGCTATATAATCCGCTAACCAATAAGGTGTCGGAGACGCATAGTGTCCATTCCATATACCGCCATCGTGTCGAAGTAGGGTCTTTATGGCGTGGTCAGAACCGTCACGTCTTATAACTAGCTCAGAATATATATCAGCAACTGTTGGGGCTGGGTCGTCAGGATCATTACCTGTGTAGGTAGGAGAGTCGCCTTTAGTCGCAGGTCGGCCGTAGTTTCTAGTGCCAGCTACAACAATCTTGTCGAGCATCCCCTCGTTGTCATTCTCGGAACTATAAGAGAAATCCACACCTACTATTTTTACAGTGCTGTCCGTATATACTGTGTGCTGGGTAAAGTTAACTTTCTCTTCCTCAGCATCATAGTTAAACTTGATATAGCGATATTCATGAACGCCCTCTGAACCGATACCCGCGTCGGCCCTTCTAACAGAATCACGTATCTCGCCACCTACGATAGCATTACCCGCTAAGTTAAACCGCCACTCAAACTGAGCGCCAGAGGGCACATTAGGTATGGGGAACGTAAGGTGTGTGTCAGCTCCTACATTCCATACGACTATATTAGAGTCTATTGTAGCTATAAATAACTTGCTTTGTGCAGGATGGGCCGACGTCGGTGACACACCGTCTGGGAAAGGAATAGCTGCTTTGCCGGACGGTACTACGAATGCTAAAGACCACGCTTCTTTAAGTCTATCTAGTCCACCGCCGAAAAAACGCGCTTGGTAACCTTTATAGCGGGTATTAGGGAGAGAGATGTAACCCTTAGCGTACGGGATCATCTGCCCTGATTCTTCCTCAGTTCTCGGATGGATCTTAGTTACTTTAGGCGCGTTTTGCACACCATCCTCATCCTCACCGTACTGCATTTTGTCAGGTCGTAACTTGACTGCATACTTATAGTACGAAGCCTCATCGTCAATAGTTCCTACGAATATATACTCAGGCGGCGTTCCACCACTAAGCATTATGTAAGGTGTAGCTGCATTAACAGACGTAGCTGTGATACCCTGCGCTATTAAGGTCTTACGGGAATTGAGTATATTCCCATTACGTTTAAGCTGCTTGAGCTTGTTCTTAGCAAGCACACTAAAACGTAGTGCCCTAGCGCCACTACCGGTTTTTCTAATACCAGCCATTACACTTTCCTGCTAAGTGCTTCGACCTTATATTCTACCGCTTCTATATCAAGCGCATCACCTGCTGTATTCGAGATACTTAAACCCCAATACCGACCTCTAGCACCACGCGGTAAAACAACGCGACGCGTATGTGTACCTACTCTATCAATAGCGACAGCAATATGTGCCCCGCCACTCACTTCGTCTGCTTTAGGTTCTACGCTTATAGTCTGATTAGCACGCCCTGCAACATAGGCGTAAGGCACTCTTTTCAGCTGCGAGGAATTAAAATCAGTTGGCGCGAGTTCGGCCTTGGCGTTGATCTCAATCCCGTTATCCGTTTCGCCCTCTAACGAGAACAGCGTGTTATTCAATACACCGTAATAAACCCCGTTGAAACGGACAAGATGATCAAACTGGTAACTAACATACTTGGATATTGCCGAGTTAGCTATGTTCATAGCATAGGCTGTATACCCAGATGGAAGCTGGAATATTGACGCTTTAATAGCTATAGCTGGAACACCGAGCTGTGCAATACCGAATAGTGATGTTACGGCAGGTACTGCGAGTATCGCTGAGCCGTATACGCCTGGTGTTACTGTCGCTGTTAAACTAACAAGTGGTGCTGCAATAGTTGTCGTTGCTACCGCGCCGACGGTGGCTGAAGCTGTTATCGACGACTTCGGTAGTGCTAACCTAGCGTACCCACCTGAGTAGGAAACCAAAGATACGTTGAACGATATGCTTTGATCTACCTGTGCGACGCCGCCTACTAATCCTGATGCTGTGATTGAGCTAGCAGGGACAGACGCTTTGACGCGCGCTAGACTAGGTACTGTAGCAGACGCTGTTAATACGGTTGCTGGGGCTTTAAGCTTAGCACCATTTCCTGAGAATGCCGCTAAGGTTACGAGCGGTATATCAGCGACTACACCTTGCAGATCAGCGGGGTAGGCTGCGGCAGACATTCTGAAATCTGCTACAGGAAGTGTATGCTGGAATACGCCGTCAACTGCTACATACTCCCCGCCACGTGACGTAAAGCCAAACAACGAGGTACTTGATTCGCCGTAATTATGATCTGCGGAAATAGTATCTAGGGCTAATAAATCGCTAGCGCCTGTACCGATTTCACCAGTAAGGACATGCCCTTTAGAAACCAGACCTACAAGAGACGCGGTAGATGATGAGATAACAGGCGCAACAAAGCCACCGTTAGACTCTGAGATTAACGTTTCAAACGTCGAGTGTGATACGGCGGCTGGATAGTTTGTAGCCCAGGTATCGAGTGGTTGTAGTGAGACAGTCGCGCCATCATTATGAAGTGGCGACATTGTGCCGGTCATACTAGTGGCTGTGCTAAACGCACCACTGAATGATCTGCGTTTATTTGCTGTACCGGCTACTGATAGACTAGCTGGGAAGGCGCCACCTAAATGATGAACCCCGTCAACGGTTCCGTGGCTGGCCATTGTAAATGACATCGGAATAGCAGTGGCTAGTGTGTTGGTTACTGTCATCGGAGATACGACGACAGTAGGAGCCATTTTGAAAGTAGCTGCTAGCTTATACACATTATAGATAACTGCGTCAGCGATGTTATCCCCGCCTGCATAGAGCGACGAGTCAATTAGTAAAAACGAGGTGTCAGAAGGCGGCGCTATTAAGCTTGTATAAACCAGCACTTCGTCAACGTAATAGGTTATCTCAGAACCTATCCTAACTATTTTATATACTGTGGAGGTTGGAGCGGATATTACGGGTGCCGTTTTGTCGACCCCAGATTCCATAATCCGGTAACCACCATTGGAGATATAGAACCCCCACTGGATTTCTTGGTAGCTATACCCCGTATTAGCGGACGGGTCTGAAAGACCTGTTACTACCCCTACTGGCGTGCCGTCGACTTGGAACTTATATATAGCATCGCCGTCAAGCATGCCGATACTTATAGCACCTGCATTCCACCCAGCATTAGGATCGAGTATGTATGTATCCGGTAGCTGTACCGTCTCGTATACGTAAGCCATTAGCGGGTTGCCCCATCGGCAAAGGAATAATCAGATACCGGTAGTTTAGAGCTAGTTACTTGAGTAAAACTGCCGTTGCTTGTAGTGTTACTAAGTGAGCAGAAGCCAGCTACAGGTATGCCGCCGTATATTAGACACTCGTATACTGTAACAGACGCTTGTCCATCCCATGGCACTTGCCATTCATTTGCTGACGTAGAAGCAGCGTTCTGGCTATCCCCAACTATAGGATCAGGCACAAAGACGAGTACCTGCTCGGTTCCGCCAGGCACACGTTTTTGCACGAAGTCTTTAACTAATAGATTGATAGCAGCCACAGGCTACTCCTTATAACGAAGGTAAGGTAACGCTATAGTAATCCACGTTCTGATCAGCACTGGCTGTCAGAGTAGTATTAGTAAAGTTCATCTCCGCATTAGCAGTAGCGATAGCGCCTTGCAATCTAGCCTCAGTTGTACTAAGTGTGCCTGTATCACCCACGGCTGTGTGGCGGTAGAAACTCGCTAGCCCTGAAGCTGCATTAGTGCCTTTCCAGCTTTCACCTGGCGCTTTAGCTAATACGCCTGATGCCGCCGCAGTATCCATATTGATGCCTGTTCCTAGCCCGTCAATAGAGATGGTACATAGTAAGGTATTCGCACCCGCTGAACCGATAGCGTTATCCGCATTGGTAGGAGCAGTTCCTGAGTATATCTTGATAAAGCCAGCCGCTAGTGTTGAAGCTAGCGAACCAGTAGCAAGTAACTTGTTACGCATCCCTGCGCTTACTTTAAGAGCCATCTTAGTCTCCTGTGACTGTTACTGCGCCAGTAGCGAATGAAGCTACTTCTGCGGTGTTCAATGTGACGGTTGGAATACTAACCAAGAACAATAAGTTCCCAGCAGTAGCAGCATCGTAGATCCCTAGATACATGACGGCATAAGGAGCCGCGCCAGAGCCGTATACAACTGCTCCGTAAGTCTGGGCGTTAGTCGAAGTAGCTACGCCGCCTGAAGCTGCACCAAACGTAATTGACTGGCGGGCATAGGCTGTATCGTCGACTGTGGCACTGACTTCTGTTCCAGTATCAGCATCCGTTGGATCTGCTTTATGTAGCGATAGATAAAGCGTGGCGTTAGGTGATGTGTACCCCGTCGCTGTGAGAACGTGGTTTAGCGCCGCATTCTCTAGGTAATCACTCATCCCAGCCATTAGTTAGCAGCCATTGTTAATTGGAATACATCAACTGTGCTTGGCGCGCCTCCGACAATAGCGGTATTGCTCAATGTCATATCACCGCCCGTCTTCGCTACACTACCGTCAATACGTGACAAAGTTGTGCTAGAAGTACCGTCATCATTAGGGTTGCCTGCAAAACGGAACCAGCCGGCTGTGCCTGACGTTATCCCGTTAAACTTCCAGTTCTCTGATACTGCTTTGGCAATAGAACCTGCCGCTGCATTATCAAAGTTAATACCGTTAGTTGCTACGCCGTGTGTAAAGGCCAACGCGTCTACGGTAACCTGGCCAAGCAGAACGCCTGCCGCAGCAGAGTCAGCAGTAGCGGGTTGCGCGCCTGAGTAGATGTAGATCGTGCCGTTAGCTAAGGCGGCGTCTAAACCCGTGCTGCCTAACATAGCGTCCCGTAATCCTGTTGAAAATCGAACTGCCATAATTATATCCCTATATATTTATTATTTACTGTCCCACTATCCGTAGTGGAGACTAGAAACCTGTTATACCCGTCTTGCTCTATAAAAGCGGTGACACATCTGCCACCAGGTGCCACGCTCGCACGCGTTTGCGTAAGATTTTCAAACTCAGGTACTCTGCATACCCCTCGATTTGTCCAGAAATAGAGCACGCCATTTGGATCTTGAGATGCTTGATTCCCTTCTGGTACGCCGTAATCCGCGAGTTTCACTAACCCGTTGCTCATGGAGTACGAGAGTATTGTCTTATCTGTGGCGATTAATACGCCGCCTGTATACGCCTCTAGCATCCTGACCTGTCCAGACACTGCTTCGTATGATCCGAAGAGGTCAAACAACCCTAGCCAAAAAGGCTCAGAGTGGAAGATATAAGTGGCGTCTTGAGGCTGTGAATAATCTGCAACATACATCCGCCCGTCTTGGTAGGTGAGCTTAGTGGCTGACATCGGTACTGGGTAACGTTGGTGTTGCTCCTTAGCTAGCGGAACGATTAAGTTCTCTAATGCGCCATCAAGGAGAAACGATATATTGGTTGTAGTGACCGCTTTGTATAGCGTCTCACCATTAGTAGCCGAGATATAGATAACCGTCTCGTGGTCAGCTAGTTGGGGTACTTCGATCTGAAGTCCTGAGTTAGCTGATGTATTTACAACGACAGGTGTGGGCGCAGCGCCTTCTTCTCCGAAACTATTACGGTGTGTGCACGTGACTTGGTATTGACCTGGCGGTATTGAGCCTGCGGCTAACGTAATACTAGGTTGCATAGCGGTTGCTACGCCCCACGGTTTAAATACGTCCGAGTCTATTACGCCTGTCTTAGGACCAAGGATGTAGATCTTATTTCCAACTTCTTCCCATTCATATACGCCTTCTGGAAAACCAGTAGCTAGAACCGTCGAGGTGAAGTCAGCTTCAATCGCGATAAGCGATCCGTCGTCGATGGCGTACATATGTTTCTGGTCGTCTGTCGAGAACATCCCGTAGACATCCGATAGCGATAAGCGGGAGGTATATCCGTCGCGCCTATGGATAGAATCCTCGTTGTCTATATTTATATTGTCGGCAACAAGTAGTGCCCCTTTCGGAGCTTGTAGCGGGTCGAGCGTGTTTACTAAACCCAGAAACGAGTTTACTTTGAGTGGGTCTTGTTTAGGTAGGGTCATAATCCACCATACTTAACCGTACCAACACGGCGTTGCTTTCTAGTCTGGCGACCCTTCACGATCTTGCAGTATTGATAAAACTGCATTTTATATCGATCGGCTAACTGCATATTACCGGAGTCAGAGTCTTGCTTCTCATAGGCCATGGCTTTACAGAACATCAACAAAGAGCGTTGGTGGGCTGACTCAGCTAGCTCTAGAACACTGCCGTCGTCAACAATATCGTTTACGGGTAACCGAATTACTGAGAACTGAATAGTGTCACTTGCACTAGGTATTGGAACGAGCCGTGCTTTGTTAGTCTGCTCATCAGTGACAAGAAGTCTGGGTGTACCTTTAGCCGTATCCCAGTTACCTGACAACTGCTCGCCGTATCCACCTGTGGTGTATTCTTTGTCAAGTTCATTGAAGTTAACAATCCTCAGTGGACGAGAGCGCGAGCCTAATCTAGCACGTCGGATCTCGATGATCCGTGGATCAATATCAATCCACGGGCTGTCGATCGTAATAGCAGGCTGAGTTACAGCCGGTGTAGAGGAATCTTTAAAGTAATCGGTAAGACGTGCAAATTCTTTCTGGGCTTCATCTAGATACCAGAAGAACTCCTGGTCAGACCAGAAATACTCTTGTACTGTATCTTCCACTTCTGTGCGGAATATACCAAGGAGATCCTCTACTAGATAAGCCACTATACTACTCTACTGCTTCTTCGCCGATTGTAAGCCGAACGTCGGCCCACACTTCATCGCGTTCCCCAGCAAAGACTTGGAATCCTAAATCTTTTGACATGACGACTGCGTCTGGTTTACCAGACCCTGTGAAGTCACCACGCTTGTTGCGAGCGACCATAGAGCGGATCTGTTTTGCTAAGGCTGTTGTACGTTCTGGCCCTTCAAGTTGTACAGCAATTTTTGTCTCTTCAGCATCAAGGACTTCGCCTTGTACTAAATGAGCTCCGGCAGCTAGACAATCTTTAACGGCGGCAGCAGGTACATCAACTGGGGTGTTCTTTTTAAACTCGAAAGTGTAACCAACTAGGGTTACAACGAGCTTATCTACAGGCATTTGTAGTTTCATTATTTATTTCCTAAAGTGAGTGGTGTCCCCGAAGGGGGAAGGGAGTGACTAAACTCCCTTCCTAGTCAACCACTGCCGGTGGTTAAACTGGTTGTACTTCGTTTGCACGTCCACCTACGATGTACGAAACAAGCACGTAACCATCACCGACTGTAGGCGTACCAGTGTTCGTGATGTTCAAAACAAGTGCATCTGTTACAGAGAAAGCCGCGCCTGCAGGTACTAGGTTTGTTCCACCTGCAACTTTAGCGTCAACGTTTGCTGCATACTTATCACCAGTAGTCTTGTCACCTAAGTCAAGTACAGCTGATGAAGCAGAGTCAAATGCATTTACGATTACGACTGCGCCGCCAGTTACGACTGCGCCGCCAGGGATATCAATTAACTCTACGCTTACGCCATCAGCGTCTGCGAAGGTAAAATTGACCTTAGCTGTTAGTGGCCATTGACGACCACCATCTTTTACGATTGCCATGATTTATTTCCTCTTAAGCAATATGATGGGGCGGCGAACCGCCCCGTCGGATTAGATAGCAGTATCGATAGCGATAACACCGAAATCTTGTTCAGTACCAGAGATCTGACTATGGAACACAGGTTTCTTCATACCGATGATTTTGCCGGTAGAAATAGCTTGTTGATTGTCATAATCGAACATCTTCTCGATCCACTCAGGTGAACCAATATCAGCGAATGCCATAGCTTGAGCACCACACATTAGGACACGTTGGCCGTCGACGTTAGAACCTGCACCCCATTTAGATCCAGCTAGTGCACCTTTAGTGTTGTACACGTGACGGTATTCGTAGATCGCTAAGCCATCAACATAGATAACCGAAGCGCCTTTGAATAACGGGTTAGATGAGCTACGTGGTAACGCGTCTTTCCATGCAGCCATAAAGTCTGGGTCAGCTTTAAGCTTCGCAATACCTTGAGGAGTCATGAATACGTTGTACACTTCCATACCATCACCACCACGGATTGGGCGGATGAAGTTGTCTTTAGCGTACGCTTTGGCTTCTACCAACATACGCCATGAAGGAGTATCAGTAGAGACTAACGATGCGTTAGAGGCATGGCTGAAATCTTTAGCAGTGTTGTTCCATGTAAGAACGCGATCTGTAGTTGGAGCAGATACATCACCAGAGAAATCTAAGTTTACGAAATCAGAACCAACACGATCACGACCGTTAGTGTGCTTGCTATAAGCAACACCAGACATTGTCAAGAACGCTAATTGGTCGCAACGATCAGCAAGCCAGTAAGACAAGTTGTCGCGTGAAGTTTCGCGGAAGTTGATGATTGAACGTTGGTCAGCCATACGGCCTTCGTGGCGTGTAGCGTGACGTAGTTGATCAAGCTGAACAACCATGTCGTATGATTTACCAGCTTCTTCATTACCTTCTAATGTGCGATCCCCTGCGATACCATCGCCTTCAAGATCTGCTACTAGGGTAATTACTGCACGAGCGCCTTTTTCGGACTTAGTCAACTCAGTGATTCGTTGAATCATTGCGTTGTTACCAGTACCCATAAAGCGGTTCATGAAAGAGTTGTTACGCGCTGCTTTCCAAAGATCTTTAGACCAGACGGTCTTTTCTTCGTTTGTAAGCAGGGCAAAGTTACTTAATGCCATGTCGAATATTCCTTTATTCGTCGTATTAAAATCCCAAAACTATGGGAATGATTGGTCAAACGTTCTGAACCTATCGCGTCAGATAACTTTCGCTTAATACGGTTATTTATCGAGGGTGGCGATCCTCGCTCTATCTATCGCTATAGAGGTCGAAGTATGGATCTAGCGCATCCTTGCGCATTTGATACATCCTTGTATCGCAGAACCATGTGAGCATGGTACCACAATACAAGGATTATAGTCAACTAGTTGACGTCACCACGCATTTTCCGCTTGGTTGATTCTGGTAACGCGTCGAACTCTTCCTCAGTCAGATCATTAACATCAGGGAGTACATCTTTTTTACCTGAGTTATCACTATCAAACCCTACCTTATCTAAACCAGGTGGTTGCTTATTAGCGGTATCTACGTTCTTCTTCACGTCCGTTTTTCGCTTCTGGGCTGGCTCTGCAGGTTCTGCAGCTGCTACACCTTTAGGCATGACGTAACGTACCGCATCTTGTAGTGCTGTAGAAGGTGCTGTACCTGACGAGACAAACGCGCGTTGTAGACGAAGTACTTCGTCTACCGAGTCTTGGTCATAGGTATCGGAGTCAGGGTCAAGATTAGGGTACTGGGTATTCAATGCTTCGATAGTAGAATCAAGACGGATAGACTCGCGAGTAGACTCGCTCGTACGTTGCGAACGTTGTTCGTGCTCTGCATCACGTTCTGCTCGTTCCATCTGACGGATCTGCTTATTGTAGCCAGCCGCAGCTGCTGTATCACCATCTGCTCTAGCTTGCTCTAGCTTAAGGTCTAAGTCTGCATAAGGATCAGCTTCTTCTTTCTGCTCTTCCTTAGGTGACATGCTAGCACGCAACTCAGCCAGTTCACGCTCCGCTTCTCTTGCACGGTTTGCTGCTGAGTCGTAACGATGCTTTGGGATCATCCCATTAGATCGGGGTGCTTCCTCTTCTTCCTCTTCAGGCGCTTCAGCTTCTTCCTCTTCAGGCGCTTCCGCTTCTTCTAAGCCTTCTTCCTCTTCTTCTTCGACCGCTTGATCTTCAGGCAACAAGATGTCATCTTCGTCTTCCATGGCAGTGTTTGACATTGTAAATCCTCCTAGGATTCTTTAGTTTTAGTTTTGGCTTTTTCTTTATCAGCTCGCTCTGCTTGTTCTCGCTTCGCTTCGCCGTCTTGGATGGTAGCCAGCATCTTTATCTTTTGCTGGCCGACTGCTTTTTCTCGTTCTAGCTGAAGCTGCATGGCTTGTTTTTCTCTCGCCATCCACAACTCTGCATCTTGCTTCTCACGTGCCATTTCCAACTCCGCTGCTATCTTAGCGTGTTGTAATCTTAGCTCGCCTTGCCCGTCATCTTGCTGGTCTTTTTGCACTTCGGCCATTTCTTTACGGGCTCTTACTGCGTTGAGCGCTGCAGTAGATGATTTAACCTGGGTATCCGCTTCTTTGTCTTTATTTTCAAGTTCGAGTTTCTGCATCTCAAGCTGCTGCATTTTTTGCTCGGCTTCAGTTGCTTCACCGCCGCCTTGTAGTTCTTTAATGCGTGCTGCTATTTCTGTTTTACGAGACAGATGACTATTCTCAATTAACACATCGTCAGGAATAGCGATGCCTAGTTGACGTAGCTCAAGTGCTTCTTGGAACTGCGTAGTCTCGAAGTCATCTCTTGCAGGAACGTTCGTAACAACAATGCCGTATTCACCTAGCGTTAGATCATTAATTAGCTGACCTTCTGGTGTCATCTGGTTTACAGCCATCTGCTCAGTCTGTGCTGTTAAGTCACGACCGACGACTTGGATAACACGTTCTTCTGTGTAATAAGTCTGAACTAAATTTAAGATCCGCTTAGCCAACATGTGGCGTGTTTTGGTTAGGTTATCTAGTGGTTTCGCTAAGTTGACAGCGCCAGCAGATTGTTTTGCTTTAATCGCTTTTGCTGCTACGTCGGCTCTATCCATGCCGCGCTGTGAATCAGAGATACCTGATATTTCTTTAATGAACTCATCTGACTTATACGTTACACGATCGAGGCCAGTTGGCACTTGGTTCGGGCTGATCTTCTCTAGATCGTTTACATCTGTTAGCTCAAACACAACACCTGTTTCAGCGCCGCGTTCTTCCAGATCTTCTACATCCATGTTCTGTAGTGAGCCGGCTTTAACTTTGTAACCACTGTTTGCTGTGGTGTTGATAATGTGTAGTTCTTGACTTGACGCTTTGTTGAGCTGGTCTTGTGGAGAAAGGAGATTCTCGACTAAGCCAATCGTCCGTCCGTTACGAAGGTATGGGAAGTAAGGCACGATAGTAAAGTAGGTGTAAGGACTCCACTCGTCGAACAGCACAATGTCATCAGCTGTTACCGTCCAGCGGATAGATTCCGCTAAGCGCTTAACCATTGACAAGCCTGCTTTGTTAGCAACATCTTGGCGTTTTGCACTGTCCCAGTTATCTGGAACCATACGCATGTCGCCTGCTTCGATGTCTACGAACCACCACGCATTTCGGATCTTACGGTATTGTCTTTCGATAATACGCACTTTACGGCGTGTATTATCATTCTCTCTGTCACCTTCTGGAACTTGAAACGAGCCAGCAAACGTACCGTGGTAGCGTTCGGCTGAGTCGTACCCAAACTGGAACTCGCTAGCCACTTTGGTCTTTAGGGTATCGGCGTGCTTTTTACTATAGAGTAGCTCGATGTCATTTATCGTTAGCCACTTAGTGATGAACACTTCTTTCCAGGTATCGGGATCGTACTCGTCTGCATCAGGATCTATAACGACATTACGGGGGTTTATACGCTTAAGGCGTACCTCGCCTTGCATGTGATCGTCAAAAGCAGCACGTACATCGAAGAAGCCACGACTTGTTATGAACCCATCGTTGGAGACTTCTGATTCAATATCATCGAGCTTGTTACTGTTGGTGATCTGAATGTAAACTTTAGTGAGCGCGTCGGCGACTTCTTGTGTGCCATCTTTCAAGGGGCGAAAGGATACGTCTGCTCTATTACGCAGTTGCTCGCCCATAACCACAGCCATAGTAGACATGATTTTATTTATGGTGAGTACTGGCTTGCCTTGCGATTCTAGTTTCTGGCGGACAGCTTCGTCCCACTGCTCTCCAGCAAAATACTTATCGCACAGGTCAGCCTTCTTGACGAAGTCAAGGTGGCCGTTGTCTCTCGCGTATGAGTATCGTTCGAACTGTTCGCTAGCTATTTCATAATCGGTCGGCATCCTTGCCATCCTTGGTAAGGTTTATTAATGGGTATGATACAGTATTTTACGTGACTGTACTATCAGAACTTATATATAGTGACGCCGTGCGTCTCAGTCCAGAAATCACTAGCGGGCGCTAATACGGAGGTTAAAAAAACATTATTGCTGAAACCATACGAAACGATACCATAAACCTCATTGCCTACTGCTTTGGCGCCAGGGTCATAAGAGGGGACGTTGTCAAGCCCTGTTGACTCTATTAACCAGGATACGCCATTATCAATCGAGCTCACAATATCGTTCGTTGCTTCTCCGAATAAATAAATAGTACCATTCTCAAGTGCGACGCCATTGGAATAACTCTTGTTAGGTGCGCCGCTTTGGCTTATCCAGGCGAGGCCATCTGTGCTGGTCAACACGACGCCTTCGTAGGAGACCAAACAAAAAACCGCACCATTATGGACAACGCAGGGCCAGTAGTCCTCGACGGGTAGGGCCGCGGCAGTCCAGCTTTTTCCATCTGTGCTGTGTATATATGACCCATAACCGGCGGCGATATAGCGCGTTCCACTATCCGCTACGGTGTAGTAGTCACCCGTGGGGTAATTGATGGTACTACGTGTTGTACCGTCTGTTGTCCATAAGCCGCTGGAAGAGCCTATGATAAAAGCAAAGTCGTTGGTTCGGGCTAAATGTAAGGCGTACCAATTCGGGCCTGATGGAAGTGAAGTCGTCTGCACCCAATTTATGCCGTCGCTACTGATATCAACATTGAGGTCCAGACTGCTCCCCGCTGTAGTGGACAAATAGGTCGTGGGTAGTTTAACTACCGCACTGCCTGAGGCCGAGGTATATTCCCAAATACCAACGGGGAAATCCGAGAGCGGCATATATGAGTTCTGATCCCCACCTGTTAGGGCATATATGTAATCGCCGGCAATCGATACGCCTAAGTAGTTCCCATTATAGAGCCCGAAACCATCTGTCCCCTGGACTTCGTGTAATTCTAATATATCCATTAGCAGTTCCATGCTGAAGTATTACCTAATCCTGTCCAGAATATACAACTCATAATTTTATCTCGTGTACTACGACTTGAGCATAGTAGTTCCCGTCAGGGTGGTATTCATCCCCTTCAAAGGCTATGTATGTTGTGTTACCGAAACTAGTTACTTTAGGGTTCGCTATATATTCATACTCTCCAATAGAGTAAGGCGCTTCAAATATCTGCGTTTGTCGGTTAAAAAGAGATACTTTCAAACTGTATTTACTACCATTAAACTCACTGTATAACACTACGTAACTATTTCCACATGGGAAGATGCCGCTTTCCCACCCATCCATGTAGGATATATGAGGAAAGTCAGTTAGTGTTTGGATTACGCCGTCTTTCTTCCATATGTATCGTGTTACAGTTGGGTTCCCACTTAAACGTTTAGAGTTTTCTAAAGCCATCATTTCTTTATCAGTATGACTAGCTACTCCAGAAGGAAACCACTTATTGAGATTAAATTCGGTTGGAAACATCTGGGTCTTAGTCCACGTAGAACCGTTGTCATCAGAAATATATTCTTGGGATGCTGAATCGTCATTGAAGTTATTAGTAGGCTCGTTAGTATACAAGCGAATCTTGTTATATGGCAAAGTCTGCATACTTATTACTCTGGGGTATAAGTTACCCGCAGAAACTGGATACGGCGTAGATTTCAGCGCCCATCCTACACCGACAGTATGTTCCCATACTTCTATCCGGTGATCCGCACTAGAATCAGGAGTATAACTTACAGCAACTAGCGCTTTCCCTGCACTGTTTTGGCACCCGGATAACTGAGACCCGACATTTATGGCAGCCCCAACTATAGTTTCGGCAGCGCTCCATGTATCACCATTGTCGCTTGATCGCCAGAACGCACTAAGTTTTCCGGCAATCGCAGTGACTGCCGTAATATATAGATCATTCCCTACAGGAAATATAAATCGATCGAAAATGCTACCATTATTATTATTTTCTATTTCTACTGGTGTAGACCATCCACTTCCTACTTCTTTTTTAGCGTACCAAAGATCGTAGTTCTCTTCGAATATAAGATGAAGCGTTCCATCAGGAGTAGTGGTTATATCAATATAATCATCCCATGCAGTTTCAGACGGGTTAATTATATATTTCTTGCCTAAATCGTATTGTGCTTCAGTGACAGCCTTTTCTGCTCGCCAAAAACCACCATTCTGATTTGCCCAACACCCACTCATCAGCTTGCCCTCGTTCCGTCGCAGCGGAGAGTCTGCGTGTTTGATCCATCGGTGACTGTGTACGTACCGTCGCTGTTAGCTGTCCAGACTAAGCCGCTAGTAAACGTAATAGTGCTCTGTCCATCTTTTAAACTCTGTGGAGCATCAGGATCATCGCTAGCAGCGTAAAACTTACCGCCACTCATTATGATGTCGTAGTGTCCGTCTGAGGGCCAGCTTTCTTCGGTTGGTGCCGTGGCTACACAGCCTTCCTCAACTCCATGATATTCTGGGTTACATAGGTAGGCATTCGCGTTCTCTTCACCGATAGTTATATCGTCTGGTTGAGCCCCGTCGTATATATGGGTACGGGTACGCTGTACGACAGCAACGAACTCACTAGCTAACCTTATAAATACGCAATCGTAGTATCGTGTGTACCACCCATATGCGTCGATATGTCTCGACCCGCCTTCTGGGGTCCATACTGCATAATATTCTCTAACTGCGGCTGCAGGAGTAGAGGCCTGCCCTTGTTTTAAATATGTCCCCGACGCCCGACTCCAAAACCTACCTGGAATCCAGTTAGGAATTAGTGGAGCTCCGTTCTCCCAGCCTGCCGGTACAGCTATAGTGCCGTCACAGCCTTTGAATGTAACTGTATCGCCTGACGTAGCATCAATCATTCCAGTTACGGAGCCTACTCCACCGCTGCTTGGTAATCCTGGTGAAGCGCCGTCGGATGCTTCAGCGAAGTCATTCTCACCGAAGGGTTCTGTTACCGGTAGCGGTTCGTTGTTTAGTAAATCATTAATATCATACGACGTTCCTGTCTCGTCCGTGCAGGACGTTGACGCGCCGAAGAGTGATGCGCCTCTCCAAAAGCAACTAGATACGCCGTTCACGATAAGATTACCGTCAGCATCATAGGCCGCAGTCGTTCCGCCCTGGTCTATTGAGTACCCGTCGTCAGTGGCGGTTAACGTCTCTCCGCCGCCAAGCGCTAGTGATGAATCACTCGAGCCAGGACTTGGAGCGTCAGGGTCATATTGATTAGTTTCAAAGTTGCCATTAATTAGTGCTACGTCATAGCATGTATCTGAAGTCCACCCAGATGTATCAGTTGGTGCTACTGATGGACAGAAGGTGTCTACGTCTACGGTGCACAGTACAGTAGTAATCAGCCTGCTAGTGAGCGGCTGCCAGCCGCCAGAGAAATACTCAACCTGCACTTGTTGTCCCGAATCAACAACTCTGAATGAGTAGCCGCCAGATGCGTTCGCTTGGATATACTCCTTGCAATCAGCCATCATTTGATGCGCATCAGCATAAGCTAGCGCTTCAGTGTGAAAATAGCTCTGCACATTAGGTGCGACCCATGTTGCGCCATTAAATGACGCATCAGGGAACCCACTGCTAGACCCTCGCTCGCCCTGTACCCAACCATCGATGGCAGGAGGAGTGTCAGCATCTACCCAACCTTCAGGGACTGGATAAGTTCCGTCGGTATGTAGAATAAAGCAGTTGCCATCTGCATCTTGCATAGGGATACTAGCCATTAGACTGACATCGGGTCTTTAGAACCCGCGCCTTGTGTGAATGCTTTTAGTTTGTCTTTCCAGCTGGCGTGCTCTTGCGCTTTAGGCGCGCGAGGTGCAGGGAAGCGCATCGCCATACGGACGACCCATGACAACGCATCGACGATATCGTCGTGGACACCACCAGGGAACCGCATTAACTCAAACACCGCTTGCTCAACCCACGGTTGATTGCTGGGGAAGAAGACCATGCCTTGCTGCATACGGCCTTGTAACGGGCGAGCGCGTACTGACTTATCGTTAATAGGTGTAAGTGCATCCTTGCCCTCTGCCAACGTAAAGAACGCTTTTCGTTCTTGCATACGCCGAGCCAATATAGGTTTAATAGCCATCTCGAGATGTCCTTTCTCGATACCGACTAACTGGGGTTTGTAACGCATGGCGGTATCAATGATTGTTTCAACAATACCAAGCGCATCCCATCGTCCTCTTATTATATCAAGAACATGGATCTGGTCCAAGTAATCAACACCGATGACAGCGCCTACCGTGTAATCGTTGGTCTGTTTCTCACCGATAGCCAAATCCCAGGCGATGTATACATTGTACTTGTGACCGACAGGCGTATACGGCTCCATCCTAAACATACCTTTAGTGAAGTACACACCTTCGTCAGGGACAGGATTTTGCTGGTATAACGCAGACCAATGTCGTGGCTGCATTGAGCGCCGCATATTAAGCAGTCGTGAATAAGGGAAGCGACTCTCATGGAGTGGCTCGTCCTTCTCACGTAGCAATCGATAGCCGTCCTCAAGGTCAATGATATCTTTACCCTGAATAATTTGATGCGTCTCTAAATCTTCATACTCGTCATCAGTAGCAATCGCAGGGTAAGAAACAATCTCCCATTTATCAATAGAATCCATCTCAAATTGATATGACTTTATTTCGCCCTGTATGTTCGCCCGCTCTAGGTCGTTAGATGCAGCAGCTATCCGATCTCGTGCTTCTGCGATGAGTTCTTCCAGCTCGGCTGTCTGCTCCTGCATCTGCAGTATCATACGACCACTCAAATCATCATCGTGCCAGCGGGTCTGGATTACAAGTGTCCCACCACCAGGCGCAAGACGCGTCTTCGCAGTAGAGCCCCACCAATCCCACGTTTTTTCGCGCATAGTTTCCGAATCAGCTTCCTCTGCATCCTTAACCGGATCGTCAATGATGAAGACGTGCGCACCTTTACCTGTGATACCACCCCCGACGCCCGCTGCAACATACCCACCTCCTGCTGTAGTAGCCCACGCTTCTGCGGCTTGGCTAGATTTAGATAAGGTCGCTTTAGGAAAGATAGCTTTGTACGTCGGCGTCTGCATCATGTCCCGCACCTTGCGAGAGAACCCCATCGGCAGTGACACGTTGTACGAGCTTGCTATAATCTCAAACGTAGGGTGATGCCCTAATATATACGCAGGGAAGTTCTTTGACGCTATCTCACTCTTGCCGTGACGGGGTGGCATGGCTAAGATCAACCTGGGGCTTTTCTTGTCGACCACATCTTGTAAGAACCGTTCTAACCGGTCACATATATCTTCGTGCACCCAGCCTGGTTCATAATCCGGCTTAAACTTCTGAATAAAGTGCAGTAGCCTACGGCGTGCTAACACCCGCGACGCTAACTCTCTATCCGCCATGGTAGCGGCGGTCACCGCTTTTTTCTTCACTTCCTTCTCTTTCAGAGCAAGCCGCGCCATCCGTTTCTGGTCGTACACCTTCTGATTACGTACGCCTTGCACGACTTTACGGTGTGACTCACGCTCAGCTGCAGCGGTCGCTATCTTCTCATTCCGTCGCTTAGCGACATCCGCTGCTAGCTTATCCGTGCTCGTCGTGTCACAACTCGTACACGTTGTACTATAGGTCGCTGGGTTACGGGTGAGCTGCTGAAAGCTCTTAACCGTTCTATCCTTACTACAGACCTCACACTTCATCTTCATCAAACTCCGCGTCGATAATCCCATTCAAATGAGATTCCTCAACTTCCAGCTCTTGTGCGGGGTTAATCTGTCCTTGTGCTTCTGTCATCGCCAACAGCTCGTCATCACTGAGCTCATTCAACCGATTAACAAAATCCTTCTGACTATTACTAAGCTCAATCTGTGCACGCTCTATCTCATAGAAGCCACACATCTTATTAATCTCACTAGCGGCGCGTACCATCGCGTTGGCGTCGTCTGTCAGCTTTGCAACATCAAACGCCTCCATCACCATGGCCTGTACTTTATCTCGGGTCATCTTCATTGCGGATTGATTCCTTTCAAGGCGCACATTCATCTCCGACCGCATCTTAGGATCTGCAGTCTGAAGCTCAACGTATTTACGGGGGTTTTGCGAGCCAGCTTTCTTAGCGGCTTGGGTCTTGGACATACCGAGCTCACAAAATTGCAGGTATCGCCACTGCATATCTGAGAACTGGCTTTTGTAACCCACTAAATCCTGGGGCATGGCTACTCATCCTTGAGTAATTGACTTAGAGCATAGTATAGCAGCTTTGTAAAGCCTGTCCATGTAACGACGTGTGGACGACCATGTAGCGGCGTTGCTAAGAAACCGTGTACGAGTTCCCCTTTGCTGTGTTGTCAGCGTGGGATAGCGCTTGTAGGTTACTAGGTACGTGCAAGCCGCAAACTAAGAGGCCTCGTAGCGGGATAATGTGATCCATATCTTGTCCTGATACTAGCTTTGAGTACGCTTCATAGAAGTCAGGGCCAGATACCCAACGAGGTATAACCGTCCGCTTCTTCAGCTTCTTCCAGGCGTCTTTCGCCCGAGCTCTCCCAAGACGGAGTAAACATACGTCCTGCTTCTTACTCACGCGATGTCGCTTTGAATAGCTCGAATTACGTACGGCGCGTCGACAACTTATGCACGAGGCATCTAGGCCGTCCTTGCTTTTCACCCTGTTACCGAACTCTGCTTTGCTGAGCGTACGCTCACACTGGCTGCATTTCTTCATCTGCTACTTCCTTATAGCTTGCTAAGTCGGATTCATTATAGCAGCGCTGGCTATTTTTAAAAAATTTTTTTCGGCAAAAATGGGTATCTCAGGGGCTCAGCCTACCCTACCCCCTTACGTAGTGAGCGGGGTCGGTTCGGATTCCGATTCTCAGACTTCGGTCTGGAGTCCCACGCTCTGTGTACAGAGAAACAACTTCGTTGCTTCTCATCCTCAGCCCCTCAGCGTAGCGCAGGTTCAGTATCAAAAACAACGGCACGTTGTATTGTGAGACTAGAACCTGCGCAAGCTAGCTTAGTATACCACGCACAGCGACACGCAACCGCCTCTCCCCTCGTACCACATCACGCTATAGCTACGTCTACGTGCTATAGACAACTCTGTTGGCATGTGCTAGGAGACCGGGAGCGGAGGGACAACACACTCGTAGAGAATCAGGTATGTCAATACATCATTGTATACACAGGAGTTGTTGTTTTAATACCACACACGTGCCAGCAGAGCATGGCACTACATTGGTTTACCTATGTGTACTAGGCATCTTCGCCTCATTCATTAGGAGTACATCTCATGTCAACTAACAAAGAAAACTTGGTTTCTATCGCTCGCGATTCTGTTCAAATCTCACGCACACTTGCAGGCATAACCGTTCAGCTTGCGGGTGCAGGCGTGGTCGTAGCAGGCGTAGCCATTGCGGCCGCTGGTGCTAGCGTGTCAATGGCTGGCGTTAAGATTGAAGGCGAAATGAACTTCGTTCGTCGCATGAGTAACAAGATGGAACGCATGATGGCTAAAGAAGCTCGCTAACGTTTCGGTCGCTAGTCTCTCAGCCTCAACACTTCGGTGTTGGGGCTATTTTGGTTTACCTATGTATAAGCACTTTCGCTTAATACTAGGAGTTCTACCATGTTTTCATATCGTCAGTACAAAAAACAGCAAGCTAAGAACGAAGCAGTCTTCCGCATGGAAATATGCTTCATCTGTTTCATGGCGGGCTTGTTCGCCATGGATGCCTACTTGGGCAACTTCTACCTACTTGGAGGTGTGTAATGGATATGTTTCTCCCTGGTATCATCAGCGGCATGGGCATACTCGTTGTGCTTATGCAGTTTGACTTTCGTAAGGTCCTTGGGTACTCGCTACTCATAGATATAGCAAGCACTGGTGGCTTGGCTTGGATCTTCTTGGGAACGTTCTCAGGAATGATGAGCGGCATCTTCGGTGGGCTCACCGTGTCGCTTGTCCTTGCCTTTAGCAAAAAGCTTCTTGGTTACAAAAAGCTCACTCGTGGTGGTTGGGTCTCACATCCGGCCACTTGGTAATCAGCGTTTAGCCTCAGCACTCAGTGTTGGGGCTAAAAACGTGTCAGCAGAGCATGACACTACATTGGTTTACCTATGTGTACCAACTTCGGTACTTACTATCTAAAGGATGGATTATGAGCTCTCTCATACAAAGAACACACGAAGCTGTAAACAGCTACTACCGCACTCGCATGGTGGGTCTTTCAATCACACACCGTGCGCCTATTGAACAACTCCGTGTTCAAGCTTGCTTGAATCTAGGCGTTGACCCGTACTTCCAACCTGTCTTTGACGACCTAGCACTAGGCGTCCCAGCAACTATCTCAGGAGCACACTCATGAGTAATCAACTATTCATCGCTCGTTCTGACGACGGTTTACAAGACACGTTCATCGATGGCGAAGAAATCGCCTCTGATGACCTTATGGACAACCCAGAGTTCATGTACTTCTACTCAGAAGTAGAAGACAACGATGAGCTGTCTCTTGAAGACGTCATCAAACTGTATCTCCTATAACAAAAACACTAGTGCCTAGCATTTCGCTAAGCACTCATATCTAAAAGGTAACTAAAAATGGCTAATTCAACTAAAACAAACAGCGTAGCTCAAGTTCAAAACTCAACGGGTAACATCCTTGATATTGAACGTATCATCGACAGCGTAGAAGGTGGTCACAATGACTTCCTTTGGGATCGCATCGCGAGCAATGGCATGCATGCATTCTCATATGCTTTCATGACAATTGAGGACATTAGCAAAGCGGCTGTACTCTCAGATGCACAGTCTACGTTCATCACTGCGCTAGAAGCTCAGCAGGCGGACGCTGTGGACTTAATAGCTTGGGCTTACCCCAACACCACAGGGTTACGTAATGCACGCACTACGCCTGAATCACAAGCCGCCTACGAAGTAGGTGCTGTGAACAAGAAACTAGTCACTCAAGCAGATCAAGATCTGCAGTTAATCACTCAAATGATTGACGGCGACTTAAAGAACAAGTTCATTAAGGCGGACGAGGCAGAGCTTCGTAAAATATCAGCTCAGGCTGACTATGAAGAACAAATCGCTGGCATCAGCGAAGCGCTTACTAAGTCATCTGGCTTACAAGCTCGCCTTGCTAAGGCACTCACAGTAGCAACACAGGCTAAACAGTCAGCATTCGAGGTAACGAATGATACGCAAGCCTTCTTCATCATTGATAGCATGTACAACATCATCCGTGATGGTGCTGACTTTAACAAAGTCAAAGAGCTTCTTAAGAAGCAATCATCATCGTTCGTACGCGAACGCATCATGGTTAACCGTGTTATCTACCAAGGTGCTGTAGACTCAGTCAAAGCTATCTGGTCTAAACACAAATCAAACTACGAAGGCGCAGGTTACGCGCCTAGTAACAACATGCACTAGATCCTACAGCCCTAGCACTTCGGTGTTAGGGCTTTTTCTATGTCGGTCTTACGTTGGTGGCTCCGACGAGTTAGAGAGCGTTACACGCCCTCTAAGACTAATAGACAAACTAACAGCGCTTAGGCGCTGTTAGTTTAAAAAACACTGACTTACATGGGGTTTACTCGATGCCCATAGCTTAAGCGTTGGTACATATAGCTTTAGTGCTATAATGGGCAGTAAATCTCGTACTTCGACGTTTACTCCTCCCATAGGGAACTATCACTCTTTTATTTTCTCTCTCCTTTCTTATATAGAAACTCTCTTAAATGTAGTGCCCTTAGTGCCCAGTAGTGTTTATATAATAATAATATAGAGAGGTAACAAGCACTTAACTAAGAAATAAGGCGGGCAATGAAGCGGGCATTGGTCTGGGCATGCATTTTAGTGGACAGTGATATTTGCCCCTATTTAGCACCCGACAGGTTTACCCTGTTTCCACAACCCCCTTTATAACCCTACTCTAAGTAAGGGTGCTAAGCTTAAATCACTGCCCTGGACACAACTGGCCAGTTGCCAATGACCACTCTTTGGAGCATAAAATGATCACTCAAGAGAAGCTAAAAGAACTCATCTATTACAAACCTAGTCATGGGACTGTCACCTTTCTCACTAAAAGAGCACCGATGAAGCCTAACGCCTACGCTATAAACATAGTGGGGGTGTCTTACCCTATAAAGAAGCTGATACACCTATATATGACAGGCGAGATGCCTAAGCACCCTGTCACGCCTCTAAATGGTATCGAATCAGACAACCGCTGGGTAAACTTAGCACAGCTACCGCTTCGTTAAGAAACGTGATACTGTACTCCTCACTTTATAACCAAGGACGGGAAATGAAAGCAACAATCAAACGACTTCCCCGAATCCATCCCAGCGAGCATCTTGATGCGGTGAAGGTAAGCGTCATGTACTTCCGTTGTAGGATGGCGTTCAATAAAACGTGCGTCTCAAACAGCCGCTACCGCGAGTTTAGGGAGCTAATCAAAGATGCTTAAAGCAAAACTTAAACGCCAACCAGCCTACAACGACGACGGCATCCCGCTCCGTAAGTTCAGATTCTGGAAAGAGCAATACTACTTTGACAAAAGGATGATAAGCGTTGGAGACAGCGTCACAGAATACTGGAGGATCCTGCAATGAAGCAACACCGTTCGCCCTCACGCCGTATAGAAAGTAAGCTCCTTAAAGCTACAATTAAACGTATTCCACTAGACACAAGTAACAAACCAAAAGCTAAGGAGCCGTTGACTACGTATGCACGCTTCCAGTTCAGCATTCTCGACTACCCGCCATACATAACAGTCAGCAATCAGTCGATGGTGTATAACTACACAGGAGTAATCAGAGATGCTTAAAGCTATAATTAAACGTATTCCATTACAAGAGCTCTTGCCTGATCAACCCAGAAGTGTAGGCCTAACAACATTCAAGCTATGTATACCTAGAACCAGACAGATGAGCATTATATGGTCCCCAGTTGCGTCCGATTTCATGTATGAAGACTCAATAGAAATACGACTGTGGAGGATACTCAGAGATGCTTAAAGCCACGATCAAACGCGTCCCTGATGACACCGCCTGGATGAACCGCTATTACCCGGGTAATAGCGGCAGTTCCCTAGGAACAACCAGATTCAGATTGACTGTATTCGCTAGCGATTACAAAGCCGTGGTATACCCCACCCACGGGTTCTCAACTCAGCGAGCGCTAAAGGATATCCTCAAAGAGGCTTAAAACACACAACCATATTAAAGGAATAATATGTCAAGCAATATGTCAACAAGGACGAGCACTAGCGCTACACAAGGCTACGGACATGCAACGAATTACGAGTCATCAGGGTTAGTCTTTAGAACTATCTGCCCTGCATGCAAGACAGCGAAGAAACCGGGCACAAGCCACCCGCGCTGCTCACCGATACTAAAACGAATGCGAGCCGACGGAGAGCTAGGATGAAAGCAGTCATCAAACGATTCCCCCAAGACAGCAACTGGATGGCAGATCGCGAAAAAGATAACTCTTCCGTGTTTATGTACGGAGTCGCACGGAAAGATAACTCTTCCGTGTTTATGTACGGAGTCGCACAGGAAGAAAGCGGCGAGTATATAAGACTATTCATAACCGACACTACGTACCGAGTACATCACCACAGACTTGCTTTAATAATTAACCCCCCTGCTGTACGCAGATAACACGACGCCCAATACTGGGCCGTTTAGGAGAACAGCCATGCTAGTATTAACTCGAAAAGAAGGCGAAACCATCCATATTGGTAGCGATATTGTGGTAAATGTATTACAATTACGCGGTAATCAAGTCAAGATAGGTATCGAAGCACCCAAGATAGTCGACGTGCACCGAGGCGAGATTTATGCGGCTATAAAGGCACAACTCCTAAACACACACTAACACCAACATGCAAGGATGCGTAATGGTAAAAACACCCTCTATCAATTCTCTAGCTCAGGCTAACGGCATCTCAAGACAAGTCTTGGCATACCGCCGAAAACTGAATCCTGACGCACCGATGAACGAGCTTGTTTACCCACCACGCAGTAGAAGCGTACGTAGCTTTAACTTCATTGGGGACAAAGAGCAGTACACTGTCACTGAGCTGGCCAGAGCGTATAACGTGCCAAGACGCACACTTGACACACGCATTACTCGCAACCCCGATGCACTCATAGAAGACTTACTCTATCCACCTTGTGCAACACCGCACCGAGTCCTCAAGCGGTATATAGCTAAAGACCTACAACCTGAGGTAGTCAAGCCTAAAAAGCCAAGACGTAAGCCTAACCCACGACCCGATCCGCCACCCTTCTCAGAAGACTACGAGACACTCAACAGGATTCGATCGTATAGAAAAGCAGGAATGAGCGAAGACGAAATCATGTTCAAACTCAAAATGATAAGCCGCTGGGACAAAACACCCTCGCCTTATGCCGACTACTTATTCTAAGGAGAATACAAATGATACCCGCACCTAAAGACTATAGAGCGAAAGTAGAAGCCCTTAAACTAAAACCCGAGTACAAAAAACCCATAGCTATTAAAACGACACCCACCAATATCCCAGGCCTACATCGTGTTGACCTAGACGACGTACTCCGATAATGACACATCAACTCGATCCCTCACCCTGTTGCGAGGCTATCATGATGGTTTATCCATCCGGCGGCTCACCTTTATTCCCCGCAATCAAGGGCTCGTACACCCAGTGCATCGAATGCATGCAGCAGTACGAGATGGATTACCAAACCGGTATATTAGCCGAATGAAACATAGTTCACAGACCGCACAGACCGCACTAAGCCAAACATGCTAGAGGTGTGAACTAAAGCTTACACTGTTTTTGGAGCAGCACTTAACGTATAACCCCCAAAATAAAACCTAGTATAAGCATACAGAGTGTGTTTAGCTAAATCCCTCAAACCTCTGGCCCAGGATGGTCAGTTTACTCGTCAAGGAAGACCTTTATGACTTTAAACGTCACATTCTTAGAACCCACAGCTCATAATGCTAAAGCCTCAAAACGTTTCTTCCTTGATACGACAGGCAAGATAGACTCAGACTACATTACGGGCGCGTTCTTCACATCCCATCAAGAAACCCATTTATCTTTAAAGGACTTCTATGTCTCAATTAAAGAGCACGCCTCCACCTTCCACGCCTTGCTTAAAGGCAACGTTACACGGCAGATCACAAATGATCGCCGACGTGGTACGACACGTACCACAGACGAAACCAACTGGATCGTCTTTGACGTGGATGGCCTTGCTGATGTGTCTTCAGCCGAAGAATTTATGAAGGACCTAGGTTATGGCGACGTTGAATACATCATCCAATACTCCGCTTCAAGTGGCGTTAACCCAGACAAAGGGCTCAGTTGCCATATTATGGCGAAGCTCGACCAGTATTACCCCGCGCCTCTTCTTAAAGAGTGGCTTAAGGACATCAATCTGTCACAGAGATCTCTACGAGCTCAAATCTCTCTTACGAAAACAAATGCTTCGCTGTCTTGGCCACTAGACATCACCACCTGTCAGAACGATAAGCTAATATTTATATCACCCCCGGAGGTAACTGAAGGTGTTGAAGACAACTTTAAAGGGCAAAGAATCATTTATCACGAGGGCACTATTCCTTTCATTACACCCGTTATCAAAGACGGGCTTACTGAACTTAATAAGTTCGCCACAGAGAAAACTATCTCCGAATTACGCGAAGGTATGGGCCTCCCGAAAAAGAGATTTAGCACTACGCTCCACTCCTCAGGTGTTGAGGTTCTCAAAGGCGTCTCAAACGCGCAGATAACAGGGGTCAAGTTCGATGGCGAATACGTACGTATTAACCTCAACGGCGGGGACTCATGGGCCTATTACCATCCAGTTACCGACTCTTCCATACTTTTTAACTTCAAAGGCGAGGCAAACTACCTCATTAAAGAACTTGATCCGGATTATTTTACAGCCTCTCAAGCGGCGTGCTCAGAGGCAAAAAAGTCCGAGGCCATAGAGAGGCAAGACGCCTATCTCAGGGATGCCAAGCTTGGCGTAGTGCATACAGCAGTACGCGACGCGGTTACGGACAAGTACTACGCAGTCACTTGGGATCATGGCACCAAAACTTTAGAAGCTAATAAGATACTGACTAAAGATAGGATCAATGACTTTCTCCACGACCATGAACTACCAGAAATGGAGCACGTACCGACGTGGGATATTTCGCATAATCTACAATCCGACATCCAATTTGATATTGAAAGTAGACAAGTTAACCTGTATGCGGCTCCAAAACTCTTGGTACGGGGGAACAGGCCTTTGGTCACCGCACCTCCGCCGGCGATCCACACCTTAATAAGTCACCTTATGGCGGAAGACAAAGAATCTGTTGCTCATTTCTATAACTGGATAGCGTCAATCGTTCAGTTCCGAACCACTCCTAAAACATCATGGGTATTACATGGCACACAAGGCACTGGTAAAGGTTTATTGTTCACAGAAATCCTTGCACCTCTATTTGGTAAAGCTGCCATTAAGAAACCCTATCTTGACTTCGAAGACAAGTTCAATTCCCAGCTCGCATCCGCGCTTCTCGTCTTTGTGGATGAAGTGTCTAATGAACCGGGCTCTCGAAAAATCCTCCAGAAGCTAAAAACATACATCACCGACGAAGAGCTTTCATCGCGTGCAATGGGTATTGAATCTACGTATGCAGCAATGCATGCAGCGTTCATCTTCACGTCGAACAACTTAGACATCATGCTCTTAGAAGAAGGCGATCGCCGCTTTAATATACCGCCTAGACAAGAACGACAGCTTCAGGCGGTGTTACCAGGCAACGATACGTTTAAGTTTGTAGAACAAATCCAGCTCGAGCTTGAAGACTTCGCTAACTTCTTACACGCATATGAAGTCGATGAGCTTAAAGCCGCGCGTCCTATGGACAACGAAGCGAAAGCGACCTTAATGAGCATCAACGAGACGACGATAAGCGCTTATTGCAATGCCATTAAGAGTGGAGATTTACCGTATCTAGCAGCCGCTATACCTATCTCCATTACAGACAGCACTAAGAATAGTGTGCACTTTGTGGACCCATTAGAAACCAAGTATTTAAACGTAATCGAAGCCATTATGGATAGATTACCAACAACAGGATTCGATGCAGCAGGTAACAATCTTGCTGCAGTGAAGCTAGAAAGTGATGACTTACAAAGTCTTTATAACTTTATAGCAGGCGGTAAACGCCAAACGCAAGCGAAGTTCAACAAGATGTTGGAACACCAACAGCTGTTCGTTAATCGCATGCGTATCAATGGCCCTAAACGTACGGGCCTGGAGATCAACTTTAAGTATAACGAGTTAGATATGATATCTATCAGAAAGATGCTGCTAGGCGACTCCCAAATCAGCACGACTTATCATCGAGGACAACACTCGGCTTCGAGCCATTAACTATATATATAGGATGTATTTTATGACAACTGTAACTTTCACCGTGACAACTAAGCTTGACACTCGTAGCGAATTCACGGAGATAGCGCAATTACAACTAGCGTCAGACCTTATTGCTAAAAACTTAGCCGGATTTGACGGCGATGTTGAATTTAAAATAGAACAAGCACAGTTTAACTAAGGAGAATACCTCATGGCACAATCAGTTACTAAAGTATCAGACGAAGAGTTTCACTTAGAAATAACCGATAGAGACTTAGCTATCTTTTTCCGAGTGTTCGCCCAAGAGCCGAAAGAGGCAGTACGTATTGCCGCTTTATTCAACGAAGAACCTCTCTCGTTTGCTGCTATGTCAGCAGATAACCGCACTCAAATCTTAGAGCAAGTGAACAACAAAGAATTGTTCGCCTTAGTAAAAGAGACTGAGGAACAAGCACTTGCTGAATTAGCAGACTAGTGGTAAAATTGAGCTCCGCTCAAAACTAGTTTGCAAGGATGCAAAAAACATGGCTACACAAATCAATGCCGGTTCCTTCTCACGCATGTCTGTCTATGCAGAATGCCCTCAACGTGCAAAATTACAGTATGTAGATAAGATCAAGGAGATGGAGCGACCTGCTCCACCTCCTGGTCAAGAGCATGCTAACGATAGAGGATCACGAGTTCATGACGAAGCAGAAAAATATGTCAAAGACGAACGCGACGACCTTGTCATGGAATTGCTCAATTTCAAAGACGAACTGGAACACCTTAAATCCCTTTATACAGATGGAGTGGTCGAAACCGAACAACTATGGACGTTCGACGATACTTGGACGCCGTCTGATCCAGATGATTATCCCAACATCTGGCTACGAGTCATCTGCGACGGGTTGGTATTTCTCGATGATGAAACAGCTGTGGTTATTGATTATAAGACAGGCAAAAGAGTCAGAAACGAAGTAAAGCACGCACAACAAGGGCAGCTCTACATGCTGTCCACCTTCATTCGTTATCCAAAGTTACAAACAATCACCGTTGAGTTCTGGTATTTAGACCAGGATGAAATGTATCAAATGACCTATACCCGAGAACAAGGTATGCGGTTCTTCAAATTATGGAACGACAAGATGTTAAAAATGACATCTGACGTGACCTTTGAAGCTAAACCTTCTACGTATACCTGTAGATTCTGCCCTTTCCAAGATGGCAAGAACAAGTGGCTCACCGGTACAGGTGACTGCACCAGAAACCCGACGTGAGTTAGACAGCACACGTCACCTTTGACCCACTTGCGCTACGTAGGTGGGTATTTTTTCGCATAAAATATAGGAAGTATTATGCTTACCGAAAATGAAGAACACGCCCTAGCACAACACAAAGCCGACGTACTACGCCGCTTCACAACCACTATGGCCTCATACTCTGATGACGGTGAAAAACCAGAAGAGAACACCGAAAGTGTTTACGCCATTGATGGATTTTCCGATACCTACTTTTCTATCGACGCAGCCGTGAAAGAAGCCAGCGACAGTGCCGAAGCACACGTGGCGCATACAGGTCAATCACACACCTTCACAGTATGGCGCAAGGTAAAAACAGTCACCGCAATACCTAAATCGCTCGCAGATATAAAGGTGGAATCCCATGGCTAAAAATGCAGCAAAACAAGTTTTACAAGCGAAGATGAAACGCCTCTTGGAAGCTGAATCGCCCCGTGAACTAGCTCATACATTAGGCGTCCATGAGCGCACGATTATCAACTGGACACAAGGGCGCGTGCTACCACAGCAACACTCACAACGACGTATAGACGAAGCGCTAATAAAGAGCTTCAACAAAGAGCGAACGTTCTTCGCATTACATGCACCCGCACTTCTCTTATCACTCTTAGGTCTAGCCATCGTGCTAGGCGCTTATTTACATAACAACACAACACTACAACTGTTTTAGTACTAGGTGGGGGCAATCTGCTCCCACTCTTTTAATAAATAAAGGAAGTTTATTATGAAAGCATCACACCTTATCGAGTCAATCAAATTATTACTAGAGTACAACCTCGTACCCTACGTTCAAGGTCAACCAGGTTTAGGCAAATCCTCTGTCTTCAAGCAAGTAGCTGAAGATTTAGGCGTAGAAATTATAGATTTCCGCCCTGCATTACATGGCGTAGAAGATCTCATTGGCCTACCTAACTTCTCATCTGACAAATTATTCAGCTCATTCGCAACCCCTAATTGGTTACCAAAAAGCGGCAAAGGTATCTTCTTCATCGATGAGTTACCACAAGCAATGCCAGGTATGATGGCTGCGTTGTCACAGTTCATCTTAGATAGAAAGATTGGTAACTACACATTGCCTAAAGGCTGGATGATTGCCTCAGCAGGTAACCGTACCTCCGATCGCGCAGCCACACATAAACGTCCATCACACATCAATGACCGCCTAGTCATACTCGATATGGAATTCTCGTCTGTTGATTTTGATGAGTTCTGTCGAGTCAATGACGTACCGACAGTCGTTCGTGCTTTTGCTAAGTTCAACCCTAAAGCATTGCAATCATTCGATGCGTCTTTAGAAATCAACTGCACACCACGTTCAATGATAATGGCAGGCAAATTGATTGATGCCCCTGCCCATCTAATGCATGAACTATTAACCGGTACGATTGGCGAAGGCGTCGCTGCTGAGTTTCGTGGTTACATGAAAATCTGGAACGAGCTTCCTGATTTAGACTTAATCTTAAAATCACCTACGTCAGTCGCAGTCTCTGATAAGCCTGATATCCAATATGGGGTATCAACGTTGTTATCAGCGAACGCATCGGTTGAGAACTTTGGCAAAATGCTGCAGTACATGTCTCGCATGCCTGGTGAGTTCACAGCAGCGTTTGTGAAAGACGCACTACGAACAGATCCAGAAATCTTAGACACCCCTGAACTAGAAAGCTACTTGAAGGTCAACGCATCAATATTAGTATAAGGAGCATCACATGTCAGAAGCACTAATACGAGCACGTACCAAGCTTGTCTTAACACACCCGTTCTTCGGGTGTTTGCTTTTGAGCTGCAAAATGACCGAGGACAATTCAGTCCCGACAGCAGCTACAGATGGCAAAGACTTATTTTACAACGCGAAGTTTATCGCATCACTTAAACACGAAGAACTCATGGGCCTACTCGCACATGAAGTGGGACATAAAATGTTTATGCATATGTCTCGCAAAGGGCAACGTGACATGCGGATCTGGAACGTAGCCGCCGATTACGCCATCAATATTATCATTAAAGAAGCAGGCCTCATCCTACCGGCTGGCGCACGGTTTGATGCGCAATATGCCAATATGACGACGGAAGCTATTTATGACATCATCAAGCAGAAAGTTGACGACCAACGAGCTAAGAACGACGCTGGAGGTAATTCAGACGCACTCAGCCAAGCTCTTGATGACGGCGAAGACATACCCGATCATCTTAAGGAAGGCCAACAGCTCTCTGCTGCCGAGCAGTCAGAGCTTGAGGCTGATATCAAGACGCAAATCGCCCAAGCAGCTTCTATTGCAAAGCAAGCAGGCAAGCTCCCTGATTCTATTGCTCGTCTTGTCGCCAGCGTTTTAGAACCTAAAGTCGATTGGCGTAAACAGCTTCGTGAATTCGTTCTTGAAACAGCAAAGAGCGACTACACGTTTAAACGCCCTAGCCGTCGCCTAATGGCCCACGATTTATACATGCCTTCACTTACTGGTACAGAGATGCCTCCGTTCGCGTTGGCGTTTGATACCTCAGGAAGTATTTATGAAGACCAAAAAACCCTCGAAATCTTTGTCGCTGAAATTAACGGTGTCATCCAAGATTGTAGTCCTGCTTCGGTCACTGTCGTCTATGCAGACTCGAAAGTTGCTGGCTTCCAAGAACTTGAGCAAGACGAGGAGTTTGTCCCCGCGCTCAAAGGCGGCGGCGGAACTGCATTTAGCGCGACGTTCGATTGGTTGGAAGAGCACGAGACTGACTTCGCTGGGATCATATACTTTACCGACCTTGAAGTATCGGATTTCGGCTTCACCGACACACCGACCATGTGGGCCGTTCACGGTAACAGCTCACCACAAGACCCGCCATTCGGCACTGTAATTATACTGGAGGATTAATATGCTAGCTAACAGCTTACAAAAACGTAGATAAAGCACTGACCAAAGCCATCAATGATTACCGAGACAGCTGGCTAGACGACCGTAATGGTTTTGAACTTAAGGAGATACCATGAAATTAACAAACCAAATGAAA